AGAATCGGCCGCAGGAAAGCCCGCGCATTGGGGTCCGCAAGCGCCCATTCCGAATACACGATTCCGGCCGGCGTCGAACCAAGCAGGCTTTCGTAATTGTCCGAACCGACCACCCGCCACAGCGATCCGTTGCGGAAGCGTATTTTCATATCCTGTTCGTGAACTTTTCCGTCGATATACTCAGCCGGAAAAGCCTGATTGATGCGACGTTTGCCCGTATGCGGAGAGACGGCGTCCCAAATCGCCTTCCGGGCTTGGGAGGCTTCAGGAAGCATATGCCAGTATTCGCCGACCCGCAGATGCGCCGCCTTGGCGGCCCAGTTCAATGCGATGTCGTCTTTGCCGGATCGGCGATGCCATATCAGACAGGCTCGCTTGCCACCGGATTCGAGATAGTCCCAAACCTTTTGTTGATAGGATCGCGGCTTCCATTCGATCGGAAATCGCGCCGCAAGCGCGATATTGCTGAGTTCCGAGGCAAATAGAAGATCAAAAGCGGCCTTTTCCTCGGGCGCCATGGCCTTGATATGGGCCAGCGCGGCAGTCAGATCGGTCACTCACTGCAACTCCGCCGAAAACGTGCATTGCGAACTCAGAGTCAGCGACGTCGGCCCCGTCGAACTGCATACAAAGACAAGTCCGTTATAGAAATGCAGATTGGGACCCGGCGCCCAGTTCGCTCCCAATGTCGCCGGCTGCGACGACGATGGCGCGGTCGGCACGCCGTACCATTTCATGATGCAGGGATTGGTGTTCGGCGTACCATTGGTATAGGAACATACAGCCAATGTTCCATTGGCTGGAATAGCATTGGCATCGAGCGCCATCACCGTTTTGCCGGCGGACGTGTCCCAGTTGTTGACCTGAAAGCCGACCATGACGCCGGCCTTGGCGCGCATGACGTGGCCGCTTTCGGCCGCACTTGATACGCCGGCCGGCGATTCCTCACAGGCGTAATTCGTGTGCCCCGTGTTCCAGGCGCAGGAGATAGTCGGCTGCTGCGCCTGAGCCGATAAGACCCATGCGCCGAAAAGCGCGCACGCCAATCGAAGGATTGCCTTGTGCATGGTGCGGCTTTGTCGGCGCATGATTCAGAAAAACCGAATCACTTCGGCATCGGAACGTGCTCATCGCGCGCTTCCGGTGGCTTGGTGCCGCCCGGATCGTCTTTGCCCATGGCCGACGGCTTTTGCGCGCCTTGGCCTTTCTGGCCGTTGAGCGCCATGGACGTGCCGCGGATTTCCTTGATGTCGCCGATGTCGTCTGCCATGGTTTTTCTCCGTTATGGCCGTATTTTCTGGCGTTCCTGAAAGGCATCTATCCAAGCCTGCAAGTAATGCGAGTTTGGATCGTTCTTTTTCACACTTTCCAGTAATTCGATTGCGAATGCCGGATCATACCAGACATTATCGCGGATGATCAACCGCGCCGGCCCCAGCCGGTATTCATGATCATAGGGGTAGAGCCTCGCCGCCCGCTGCAAATCCGCCAAGGTCAGCGAATTGGCGCCCTTCGTAAACGCCCGATCGGCCAAAAAGTGTGCCGATCCGAACCCTATCCCAGCCCCCAGCAGCGTGACCCGCCACAGCACCGAATAGAAAGGCAGTGCAGGCCATGTGAAGCGGAAACCCGAATAGAGCAGTGATTCCCAGCGTGAGTAGAACCAGCCTCTCGCGCTCTCGCGCACGCCAAAGTACCATGCCGACCAGAAGCGCGCCAAGTATCACTCCCGGCAATCCGAGTTCGAACGCAAGTTCGAGGAAATCATTGTGAGCATGGGTCGGCTGGATAGAGACCAGATCGATGCCGTCGCCATAAGCCGGGAACATCGAGACGAACGATCCGATGCCATGTCCCCGCCATGTCAACCCCTCAATCGTATCGCGCCAGAACGTCAGCCGCGTGGCCCATGTCTGCGAATAGAGCCATTTGTCGGGTTCGACCGCCAGCAACAGCATTGTGAGAACCGGAACGATGATCAGCGTCCTTTCCCGAATGCGTGGCACGCACCACGCGATGAATGCAATTCCGGCCGCTAAAACCGCCCCACGCGCCCCACTGAGAAGCAAGCCCGGTATGACGCCGAGCGCGATAATCCATGAACTTTGCGCGATGAGCCCGAGCAGCACCGCGGCGCTGATTTCGCCGAGAAAGATGGAGTTGACGAAAAGCCCAGTCGAAGGACCGCCATCACCCGCGGATGTCACCGGATAAATGCCGAACCATTGCAGGATAGCAACAGCCGACGATATCCATAGTCCCAGTCCCATACCGCGCAACAGACAGTCGATATTGATGTCATGACCGACCAGAAACGAAAGAGCGATTACTCCGAGAAATGACAGCCCCTCGATTCCGTCTGGCAGCACTTCGACCCACGCCAACGACACCAAAGCCCAAGCGAAGATCGCCGCCATAACTAAGTGCACTGCCGTAACGCGCACTTGAACGAAACAAAGCGTGAGCGGCAGCAAGACCTGCAAAGCGACCCATTTGGATGCGACCCCGGCTCCGGCCATCCCAGGCCAGAACATCGTCACAATCACAAAGCCGAGGACTCCCGCCATCGCTTGTCTTCCCACTCTCTCACGATGGCTTGCGCCCTATGCCGCGCTTTGCAACTGTTCTCAAAGTCGGTTGGTAGGCGGAGTGTGCGGCTGATGAGGATCACGGCCGCACACCCCATGATGACGATAGCCACAATCACTGGACGCGAATCCAGAGCGGTCCGTTGATGGCGGTCGTCGAATAGATGTAATCATAGTTGAACGGTCCAGTGGTCGAAGCCGTCAGGATCGTCGGAGAATTCTCGATGGTCGCATTCAAGGCGCCGTTGACGGTCGCAGCCTGCAACAGGAGATTCGTGATGGTATGCGTCGAAGCGATACGAATCATCTGGCCATTGAGCGGTGCCGACGGCATATAGAGCGTCAGCGACGTGACAGTGCCGGTCGGATCGAGCAGGAACAGGCTAGTGTTGTTCGGAATGGTCAACGTGCTCGGCGACGCGCCAAGCGTATTGAGCCACGACGTATAGGTGTAGGCTCCGGCATCGAACAACACGATCGGGATGGTGACCGTTTGCGGCGGTGCACTGCCGGACAATTGCGTGTCCGCCGGAATGATCTCGGTGCCCGTTAAAGCCGCAGGGCCGGCCGGCACGGTCTGTCCGCAAATTGACGATCCCGTTCCTTGCGTCGAACCGGGCACCACGCCGAACGGTCCTTGCGGCGTCGGCAGCACAATGCCGGTGACGGTCGAAGCGCAGAACGACGATTCGCCGACCTGCGGCAGGGTGGACCAATTGCCCGCCGCGAACGCGATAGCGCCTGAAACAGTCAATGCCGCGCCGGCAATCACGACTTTGCGGTATCCGATCATGAGGAGTCTCCCGTGAGGAAAGCCGGCATGCCGGCGCGATTGACGAGCTTTAGAGCGGCAGTCGTCGCGCCGTTATCAGAATATCCAGGACAGGAAGGCGCGATAAATCCAGCGCTGCGTGCCCGCGTCGATATAGTTCATCGCGAGATATCGGCATAGGCCGAACGCGACAATGAACCCCATGAAACCGAGCGCCACAAGTTCATGCGGCTTGAGTTCGATGACGAATGTGGAATCGGTCGCTGATTCGTCGGATACGATGATCGGTGGAGCGCAGCCGCCGCATTCGATTTCGGTCAACTGCTCAATCGGCGTGTGGCGCGAGAAGATTTTCAAGGGCGCATGTCTTCGAAACCGGCAGGCATCAATCCATACACTCGGCTGCCTTCGATATCGTATGCCTCGATCTCGATACCGTGATTTTGCGCGTATTGATCAAGAAGAGCGCGCGTATCGGCCCAACGGACGAGACGGAGATCGCCATTCGCGTCGCGCCATCCCGCCTTGCGCCAAGCCGGCCGGTCTTCGCTCACGCCGCTTTCCCCGCCGCATTCTTGCTCAAAAATGCCGCCAATGCCGCCGCGCGTTGTTCATCGGTGAATTCCGGAACCAAAGGCGCGCCATCCTTGCCGGTGAGTTCACCGCGTACTGGCTTGTCCAGTCCATCGAGCTTCGCCAGCATGGCGCGGGCATCGAGGCGCTTGGGCATGAGGACCTTGACGGCGCCCTTTTCCGTCACTTCGAAGCCGTCGATCAGCGCGCGTTCCTCCGCCGTCAGACTGTCAAGCGGCTTGAGCTCGATGCTGCGCAATTTGCGACGGATCGGCTTGTCGTCCTTCGATTTGCCGATCACGACGGTCTTGGTCTTGTCGGTCCACAGCGAGAGCCGATCGGCATTGGCGATGTGCTCAAGCGCGCGGCGATGCTCGTTGCGGCGATAGCTGACGAGGATTTCGTCGAGGCCGAGCTTGTTGACGCGATCGGCCAGATATTCGAGACGTTTGAGGACATCCGGTTCCTGCTGCATCCGCTGCGCATTGCCGCGCGGACGCTTGAAGCCGGCATTTTGAAAGGCGACGTAAAGTGATTCGCCCGCGATTAGTTCTTGACAGAACGTCTCACGATCCCTGTCGGAATGCGGCGTTGAACCATCATAAGGTTGCATGGCGCTTTTTGACTCACAGGGACTCAGAATTGCCTTTTATCCGCCACGCTTTCGCACTCCGCGTGGCCTTTCGCGTGGCTGCGAGAGTGGCTAAAAGCGTGGCTACGCGAGACTGAGAAACCCCATAACGCAAAACTTACGCTTTGGCAACTTGCCATAGTTCCAATTCGACGGGAGTGGCACGTCCGAAGATATTCACCGCTACCTTGATGCGTGCCGTCGGGTCAAGATCGCCGATCGCCATATCCAAGCCTTTTTCGACAATCCCCGGAAATGAGGCGAAAGGACCCGCCGTAACGTTCACATGGTCGCCGATACCGAAAGTCAGTCGCACCGTTGCCGAGCCTGGAATGATGCCGTTGTTCTCGCGATTCTTGAATTTATCGATTTGCTCTTGCGGCATATAGACCGGCATATCGTTCTTGCAGACCAATCCCCCGACACCAGCAATTTTGAAGATATCGCGCCACGAATCGCGGGTGATATCGAACCATGCAAACAGGTATCGAGGGAAAAGGGGAATAACGTGAGGGCGCTTGATTTCCACATCGGTCGAGCGTTGGGCGCGGGAAAGCTTATTGCGAGGTACTTTACGAAGATCCAGGATTTTGGGGTAATAGGTCGTCAGACCCATGGTTTCGAGAATATTGAGCGCCTGGTTATCGGACTTGCCAAAGCATTGAACAATATACCATTTGCGATCAAAGACAGGGACGGCCACAGGAGAATGCGAGGCAATTGTTTCTAATGTCGGATGGCCGATTAGAAGTGACATGCCCCAGTTCCTTGAAGGTCAGTCTTTGGATGATTCGCCGACTTTGCGACGCTCAAGCGCGGCCGATTCTTTTGTCGGCTGCTGATTGTAGAATTGCAGACTATGCACCGCAAGCCTTCGCGCTAGACGGCGGTCGCTAATGCGCTGCCGCGCTCGGCCGTCGGCTTCGCGCTCGGCTTCGGTGTAGGGAAGGGCGGATGCGAATTTCATTATTTCAGCCTGTTCGGCGATCATCGATCCCGCCATTCACTTTAAACCATCGCGCCCGACCGTCAATATAGGTGCAGGGCATAATTATTAAACCATTCGCTTTCTCATAATCGGCTGAATAAATTCTCCAATCCTCGGTCGCGTAATGTATGCATATAAGCCCGTTCCAGCATTTCCCATGAGGTGGACGTTTTTTATTAATGAACGATCCCGCAAGACTCTTAATTGATTTATTGGTTTCTGTTGGTTTGGATGCAATTGGATAAATAAGTCCGGGCAGTTCGGGCCGAGATTGGTCCACTTTTTGGTCCAAAGCTTGGTCCAATCTTTTTGCTGACTTTCCAAAACCTTGGAATTTATCGTAATTAATCAAGGTGATAAGGGTACGACCATATCCCCGTCTCGGTTCGGTTTGCGCCTCGGTTTTTGGTCCAGGAAAGGCCAAGTCTATCGCAATGGTGCCATCTCGGCGCAGTTCAAAAAGAAAACGATGCACTTTCGATTTCGACCATTTCCATTCTCTAGCGAGCGCCCTTTGTGTAATGGATAATTGCGCCCTTTCATTGTGGATAGAACCAAATCTCGTCGCCGATCCGCGTGGTTTCCATGCCGCTTCTGCGATCAGCCAGATAGTGGCCTCTAATTCGGTCAAAGGGCGTCCAGAGGGGCGCCGATAACGCAGATCGCGAATAAAAGAGCGCGCGAGTGCTATATAAGCGGGGCGATCTTTATTGGGCATCTTCGCCACCGATCGTTTCAATGATCGAGGAAGCCAAATGTCGCCGCGCGAAATTTCGAAGCATCTCTGTGAGTTTTGCAGCCGGACTATTTATCCATTCGCCATTTAGCCGCAACTCTTGATCTACTTCCTGTAAAAGCCATTTCTCAGCATCAAATGCACTTTGTGGCTCAGAAAACCAAATCACATAAGATAATCGTAAAGGAAAGGGATGGCCCGTCTGAATTTGAGAAAGGCGCTTTTCCACATCAATTGCCACTCCTACTTTTGTAGGTCCAAAATCGGTTGCACTCATTAAATAAACAGCAGTCTTTGGCGATTTTTTCTTCTTCGGAAGAAACCTTAGAGGGCCGAAATGTTTTTCGTATTCTTCTCTAACTTTGTCCCAATCAATATCGGGACGCTCTTTGGCAAGCGCGCGCTGATGTTCGCGCGCGCGACGAATAGCATAACGTGACATTCCTCTCTTAACCATATCACCTCTCCCTGCGCACCGCGAATCAGTACGCAGCCCCGTCGATCTCACCCAAACACATGGCGGCGCTTGATGAGTAATAAGAAAACCGCGCTGGCGTGGCATAGTCCTGTGGACGAATCGGCGTGTTATCGACGATCATGCCGATGACGAATCGCTCCAAGCCTTGGCGGCGCGCCTCGAACATGGCGATTCGCGAATTTATAGTTCATGTCGATGGCTTCGCTTCGCGAATAGGTCAGACCACCACCATAGCCTTCATCGCCGGGTTCGAGATTGTGCGGCTGAGATTCTTTCTTTATCGCATTCATTGTCAGCCGCCTCTCTTTGGATCATCGTTTGATAGATGCGCAACTGCTGCGCTTTATGCTGCAATCCGTTCCGCTCGGCGATCCATATGCGCTCATCCAGATCATGCAAACGACGGGCCTTGTCGATATCATCCCGCAACGAGCATCCAGAATTTGAGCGAACCCGCGCCGGCACCAGTTGCGGCGGACGCCAGCGCGGGTTCTGACATCGGCGACCGTGGGTGAACGAAGTCGGCGCTGATGTTTTGGAGTTTGTGTTTTTTCTTGATGATAACAGGCGCAGTGAAGCGCTCAACATCATCGGCCTTCGATAGCCCTTCGCGCTGCCCCGGCGGTATCCAGAAGAATTCCGTGCGGCCTTGATACCCTTTCATCCACACAATCCACAGGTAGGCCGTGGCTGTGGACCCTTCCGGTTCCCAGCGCCCTTTATGGAGCGGAACGCGTTCGGTGAATTGTGCAATCAACCGTGGCGGATGATCGCGGAAAATCTTTTCGTAGCGCCCGACTGATTCGAGCCATTGGAGACGAAAGAACATGGCAACGCCGACCGAGGCGAGTTCGATCGCGCGGAGCGCGAATTTCTCGCCGTTGTCGCCGAATGGCGGATTTGTGATGATCCAATCGGCTTTCGTATCGCAGTGGTCGTTATTGAGAAAATCAACGCCGCTTAAGCCATAGCCATAATCGAAAATGTCGGACGCGATCACGGTGGACCAATATTCCCGAATCACTTCGGCCATATGGCCGGCGCCGCAGGCCGGTTCCCACACGCGCGAGCCGAGATATTCTCCGCGAGGTTGAAGGATCGGGAATACGCTTTCGAATAATGCGCGAGTGGCCCATGGCGGTGTTGGAAAAAAATCTAACGAATCATCTGGTTCTTGCCTTGATCCCATGACTGAGCGAGCGCCGTTGATCGGCTTGTCGGGCGGCCTCAATACATTGAAGGCGTGCTTTTCGGTTGCCTCCGCGTGTTCGCGGCATCGCTTGATGAGGCGCTCAAAGCTGTCCCCGGGAAGGGCCGCGATCTTCTGGTCTCGGCCGGACTCGTTCCGCGAAACCCCAAGAGATTCAAGGGTAACGACACGATGTCCTCGGTCGGTGACGTGTGGATCACCGGGCTCAAGCTGGCCGGCCTCCTTGTAGGCCAGAAGTAGTTCACCGCGTCGGCGGCGCGCTCGCTCGCGAATTTCTATGGCGTCCAATTCCATTGAGCGATCGCGCACGCGGCGTGAATATTCGCGCACAGCCGCAGCCTTGTCTTCCCATTCGCGAACCTCGTCGAATGTCTTGGCTTCGGCGACGGCTTTGCGGGCGGCATCGTAGCGGAGAATCGCTGTCATGGAATGAACCCCGCGCCCCAAAGTGCGAACAGCAGATTATTATAATCCAAGTCAGGATGCGGCCCAAACAACTCTTTTAGTTGCGGCTGTTTTTGAAAACGCGGTAATTCAAAATCGTCGGGTTGCGGCGTTGGCTCCGACACGCTGTCTTTGTTTGGCCGGCACGGAAACGTCATTCGCTCACCGCTTTCGTCCAGAACGGCGGCATGTCCTTGATCGACCATTTCATGCGCGGATCGCCGGTGAATTCAGTCTTCGCTCTGCGAATCATCGCCAGCGATTCTACATCGAGATCAAAGATCGGCTTGTCTGCCTTTTCGAAAAATTCGATCTCGTAAGCGATACCTTTGGAGTCTTGCCAGCCGCCCATGTGGGCGACGATCAGGACATCGCAGCGGGCCATAAATATTTGATTGATGCCGTACCAGATATTCAGGTCCAAAGGATCGAGGTTGGCGTGAGTCGCGAGGGGATGCGAATGAACGATCGGGGAAAATGTGAAAACGCCAGCGCTTAGTAAACGGCCGGCGAGATTAGATGCTTCGACGAATGCGGCTTCTAATCCGCGTTTGAATTTTGTGTAGGGCGTGCCGAGATAGGCGAGGGTCATTGGTTCGGTCTTTTCAATGAGGCATTCCATCGACCATATACCGAACCATGACCTCGGCTTGCGCAGCGTCGAAAAGATTTGTGCCAGAAGGCGTCGTGTCAACAGACGGACGATAGTTCGGGCGCTTGAAACTGATTCCGGCGTCCGGGCTAAAGTTGCTTGGCAGCTTCCAGCCAAGGAAGCGATCGACCGTGTATTTGATCTGTTCGTCAGTCACGGAGTTCTCCTATAGTTTGACCATGGTTGCTTCGGCGACAGCGGCGCGGGCCATAGCGACTCGCTCTGATGCGGTCAGGCCATCGCTCTGTTGCCAGCCTATGGACGATTCCCCAAGCATTGTCCTGGTCTCACCCATTGATGGAGATGTGAACAATTTAAGGGCCTCAAGCAACCTAGGGGCCGCGGCGATAAGGCGCGCATGCTCGGCCGCGTCCGCTATCTCGATGTTGATTTCTCCAAGTATTATTTGCGGATCGTGTGCTTCGACGATTTCAATAAATGCGCGATCTGTAACAGGCCGATTGTTGCCGTCTGTCATCTCACCGATCTGATATAAAAAATTCATGGTTCCTCGCAGTTGTTATTCGTCAGTCTCTCCGTCCACGGATCATAGGTATCTGGCGTCGGGATCAACCAAATGCCGAAGCCGATGTAAGAATAGAACCGATCAGGGCAGCGGCGGCGAGCGAGACAAATTAGATACCACGTCAGCATTTTGTCACTCGCTCCATATCCGACGGCACTCCTTAATTTCATAACCATTAGTCGCATTCTTGAGGCATCGATCATGCTGCTCATCGTATTGTCCGATGCCATCAATCATTAGGCCGAGAATTACGACCAGGACGAGAAACATGGCAATTGCCAAGGGAGCACCAACGATCCAGGATACAGCGACTAATATTATATTCTTCACCATCACGATCCTCCGCATTGTACAGCCTAGAATCCCCGCATCCCGTTGACCGAGTCCGGCCTATCAGCCCGCAACGCCCTCTCGTGACCCAATGCTTCCTATCGGCATTGGCACGCGCACATTCCTCACCGCTTCGATCGCCAGAGTCAGTTCCGCCACCCGTTCCAGCGCTCGCTTGAGCTGGGCTTGCCGGAATGCTTTATGACCGCGTTCCTCCAGGTGGACCTTGAGCGCGTAGTCCAGAAAGTGCTGGGCGTGGCGGAGCATGGATTCAAGCTGGGGAAGTAGCGGCTGGATTCGGATAGGATGGGTCACGGAACCTCCGTGATTAGGGTTCGGTCACCATAAGCCTTTGATATTGATGGTGTTCCACGTGAAACATCGGTTTTCAGCCCGAAAACAGCCGCCTGTGGCACCCGCAGATATCCGAAAGGATGCAGCCCGATATAGCGGCAGGCGCGGAGTACCACGCCGATGCCCATGATGTGCGCCAGTTCGATGCGGCAGATGGTCGAAGCCGATATGCCGCCGATGGCATCCGCCGCCGTTCGGTCCTTATCGCCCTTGAGGCCGCGCGCGATCTTGAAGCCCATGGCGAAGAACGCAAAGTCAAAATCCGCAGGCTCCGGTATGCGGTAGGAAAGCTCAGGGAGCGGGTCGAAGCCGAGGGCGGCGCAGATACGCAGATACGGAACCGTCGCCACTGGGCGCCCCGTCAGGGCATTGGCGGCATGCCTGGTGGTGATGCCGGCCTTATGGGCGAATTCGGCTGTGGCCTTGATGCCTTTGGCTTGGAGGAAGGCGGCGAGGCGTTCGCGGGGGGTGTCGGTCATTCGGCGGCCTCGGTCATACCCCAAAGGGCCGCAGGCGCCGATTTACGACGCCGTTGCAGCGCCGCCGTCATGACCACATAGGTTTTAGCCGGAAATCGCCCGAATTTCTGCCAGTTGCTCACGGCGGACAGCTTTGTCCGGGTCAGCCGCGCAACCGCTGTAGGACCGCCCAAGGCGCGAATAACGGCGCTGAGGCTATCGAGCGTGGTTTCAGCCATGAAATTCCCTATAGTTTAGAAAAGGTGAATTGGCAAGAGGTGCGTTGGCGACCGTTCATAAAATAATTTCTGAATAGGGCTTGCATATTCAGAAAAGATGAATTAGTGTCGTTTTTGTCGAACCAAGGGGACTTATCATGTTAGCTCGCACCGACAATCCCGCGGAGGTTGGGCTTCACGTATTCGAGCGCGCCGGGCTTGGCCGCGCTCCTTTCCGTTGCATCGGCGTTTCCGAGCAGTTTATCACCCATCCAGACGGCACCACACAGGCCAGCGGCTCGTGCGCGTACTGCGGGACTGGCATCCGCTACGTTTGCGCCATCCGTTCGGCTGATGGCCGCACCTTCAAGGTCGGCACAGATTGCGTAGCCAAGACCGACGACAACGGTCTTATCAAGTCCTACAAGACGCGCCCCGAAATTCGCGCCATGCACCGCGCTAAGGCCGCTGCGAAAGACGAGCGGATTGTCGCCGAGTGGAACGCGCTCGTTGCCGACGCGGTCAATGTCGCCAAACTGTCGGCGATCATGGTTCCGGGACGCCCGTGGGTTCCCGGCGAACAAGTTACTTTGTTTGCTGACCTTGAGCGCGTCTGGAAAATGTGCGGCGCCGTTGGCCGCGCTCGGATGCTCAAAAACCTCAAATCCCGTTTGGCCGCGTGAGGGAGAAAGCCATGACCAACCCCACCCACATCCCCGGCGACTACGACGTTATCAAGTCCGACGCGCAAGCGTCAGCAAACAAACAGCCCGATACGTCCATGGGACGGTCGTTCGCGGCGATGATCGACGAGTTGCGGTGCTTGGCGGTGCCGCACATCCATATCAATCCGCAGCCTGAGGAATTCGAGGACGTGGCTGACTTCATCAAGCGTGTGGCCGCTATCGCGGATCGCTGGCTGCTGTCGGTCGGCACCGAGGTTCGGTCAAGCGCCATCGGTACGGTGGACATGCGGCAGTTTACCGACGTGTTCGTGTCGGCGATCGAGGGCAATGCGACGTTCGAGCTTGATCGCGCGGCCGAGGACTATCGCGGCGAGTACGAGTCCGTCGACCGCGCCGTCCGGCATGGACGTACTGCGCTTGCGGTTATCGCGCGGATCAGGGATGAGCGGGGATTGTGATGGCGAAGCTTGATAAGGGCGACAAAGCTACGCTTTTCCTCGCCGGCTGTTTCATCTTGGTATGGTGCACTATCGTCGGCACTATCGGTTACGTCGCCCTCCACTTCATTACGAAATTTTGGTGAACAATGCGCCCCGATCAAATCCACTTCCGCACCGAAATGAAGATCGCCAGCTTTGGCCTGCGCCTGTTCGCGGCCCTTGCTCTCACCGGCTGCACGGTCTGCGCCGCCTATGTGCTTTGGCAGCATGGCGACAATCGCGGCTGCACGCGGGTTTATATCGCCCACAGCTTCCCCATTGGGGATATGTGCCGATGAGATTCCTATGGATTCCCGTCATCATCCTTGGGACCTACGTTATCTTCGCCGCCATTTTCGGATGCAGCGATTTCGAGGAAACCGAGTGATGCTTTGGTATCTTAGTTTCATCGATGCGAACGGCCTCCTCGGCGCAACCGTCGTCGAAGCGACGGACGCCACGAGCGCGCTTGCGGTCGCCACCGAGACCGGCCGCAATCCTGGCGGCGAAGCCATGGTTCTGCCGGTGCCGGAGAATGAATACGATGCGCCCGATATCGCCGTGCTGCGCACGCGACTGTGCGATGAGAATACCATGTTGCAACTCGGCGCCAAATATCACGATCGGGTGTCGCGCGAACTACGGGCGATGCTGACGAAGGATGCCGTGTATCTGGCGAATAAGGTTCACTGACGTTCAACCAAGGGAGAGTAAAATGTCACTGCTACAGCCCGCCGAAAGCACTTCGGCCTTTCTGAAAATGGGCATCCTCGGCCTATCCGGCGCCGGCAAGACCAAGACCGCCGGCAAGGTCGCGGCTGGCCTTGTGCTGCACATGCGCAAGCTCGGCATCGATTACGCAGCGAAGCCGGTTGCCATGTTCGACACCGAAACCGGGTCGGATTGGCTCATCCCCGATTTCCAGGAAGCCGGCGTTCCATTCGTGGTCGCCAAGCGCAAGACGTTCGCGGACCTGCTCACGGTCATGCGCGAGGCCGAGCAGCACGCATCGGTGCTCATCATCGACAGTATCACGCATCCGTGGCGCGAGTTGTGCGCCTCCTACATGAAGAAGAAACAGCGCAGCTTCTTGCAGATCGACGATTACGGCTACCTCAAGGGCGATCACGGATGGGCGCAGTTCACGTCGCTGTTCGTCAATTCGAAACTTCACATCATCATGTGCGGCAGAGCCGGCGACATTTTCGAGAACTACGTTGACGACAATGGCAAGCGCCAGATGGAGAAGATTGGCACGAAGATGAAGACCGAAGGCGAAACCGCCTTCGAGCCGTCGCTTCTCGTGCTCATGGAGCACGTCGAGAACACACGCACTCATATCGTGACGCACCGCGCTACGATCCAGAAGGACCGCTCCACCACGCTCGACGGCCAGCAGATCGACAATCCAGACTTCAAGGATTTTCTGCCGCATATCAACCGCCTCAATCTCGGCGGCCGGCATATGGGCGTGGACGATCACACGGATAGTCAGCACATCATCACCACCGAGAAACGAGACTGGCAGCCTGTCCAGCGCCGCATCGCGGTCGATGAAATCCAATCGCTCCTGGTGCTGCACATTCCCGGCCAGTCGGCCGCAGATAAGCAACGGAAAATCCAACTGATCCGCAAGCACTTCGACAACAAGTCGTGGACCGAGATTGAGGAAATCATGCCGCTGTTCGACCTCCGCGCCGGCTATGACTCGCTGCACCATGAGCTTGAGGGCAAGCCCTCGCGCTACAACGCGCCGCAGATCGTCCCCGGCGACTACGATGTCATCAAGTCCGACGCGAAGCCGCACACGGCGGCGGAACAGACCGCGCTCGAACTCAACGACGATCTGCCGGACTTTGCCAAGGTGTCGGCAATTCCGGTCAATGAATACGGGGACCAAGTTTAAGTTCCCCGACCCGCGGCGGCGTTCCTGGCCCCCTTGGTTTGCCGCCGCGGGGATTTTTCAGGAAGGATTTGGATCATTCCAGATCACGGGTTGCGAAGGCGGCACGGAAAGTCACACGGGCGCTTAGGTGCGCCGAAAAATGCGGAAAGATAGGAGAGGGCGATGCTGTATGATCCGAAATGGGAATTGCCAATCGAGACAAAGCCGCTAGAGCCATGGCAGGGGGTGCTACGATCGGCGGCTGAGTTGATCCGCCGCCGAGGTCACTGCCAGAACCGTTATGAAGCTAGTGATGGTAGCCTGTGCGTTATCGGAGCCGTCAGTACGGCTGCCACAGGCGCAGCACTGCCCCCATTATTTGGCGCGCCAGATGACGTCTACAACAAAGCCATATCTGCCATCGTTGAACACATGAGCATGTGGTCAATTCCAGAATGGAATGATCGACCAGGACGTACCCCCAACGAAGTCGCCACTATGCTTGATGAAGTCGCGTCGCACTGACGCGGCGCCACGATGACCGAACCGTAATCACAGCTAATCCGTGACCAAAAATCTACAGCAGCCATGAAACCCGATCACCCCAAAACCCTCGCACGCTTCGCCTCGCCCGGCGAACTGCTTAAGCGCCCGATGGCGGTCGCGACACGCATCCGGCTTCGCGCCGTGAGCGATGACGATCCGGTCTATCTGGCGCGCGTGCGGCAGTGCATGTGCGTCTGTTGCGGCCTTGATCCGGCCTGCGTGGCGGCCCACGTCCGCATGCAATCGGGCGCCCATGGCAAACGCAGCGGCATGGGCAAGAAGCCGGCGGATAAATGGGCTTTGCCGGTTTGCCAAGCGTGTCATACCGACGATCCAGACTCGCAACATCGTATCGGCGAAATAGCGTTTTGGGACCGCGTCGGCCTCAATCCGATCCTGCTGTGCGAACGCCTCTATGCACAGCGCGGGGACTTGTTGGCAATGCGCGCCGTGATTATGCTGGCGATCTCGGAACGGGGAAGGGCAATCACATGAGCGACGATTACGAGCGCGATCCGCAGGTTGAAAAAGTCCTCAACGACATGGCGTCTACACGTCGCCAGCGCGATCAACTGTTGAACGAGGCCGAAGAATACCGGCAGAAGATCGCCGTCCTGGAAACGAAACTGAAAGACAAAGAGGATCGGCTGCAAGTCATCGAAAAGCGATGCACACACGCGCTCGGTCGTCTGTTCGAACTCACAACCTACATATCCGAAATCAAGCGCACGACCGACGCGGCCGATCAGGCATTGAAGGCGGCGGCGCGATTGAAGGATTTGCCGGATGACGGCGCCGCCCGGATTGCGGAACGGTTCAAGCCGGTACAGTTGGCGCAGTCTTGATTGATTAGTGGCAGGACATGAGCAAGTCGGACGAGGATGCGTTGCGGCTACATATCTTCAACGTCTGCTTGGCGTCAGTAGGCAAGTCGCCGGGCGATCTTAAAGCCGCGACTGATGCGCTGATTGCTTTCGTTCGCGCACTAACCAAGGCTGAATGACAATGACCGAGAAACAATGGCGTGATCTGGTCGAAGATTTAGTTGACGGTCATTTCGCAACTTGGATGGCCGCACGCGCCGATGTTGAAGGTGTGCATACGGCCAAGACTCTCTTTGAAAAAGAACCGGAAATAATAGCAGCGCGCGCCGCACTTGCTGGGGACAAGTGACATGCGGAAACGAACGCAACTCGCTACAGCGATCCGACGCGGCAAGTTCTTGGGCCTCACGAAAGATGAGCAGAACTTTATTGCGAGCATCTTGGATGAGGCCGACGAGCTAGACCGCTTGGCGCGCGATGATCGTGTGTCATCCGAACTAATTGGCATTCGTGTTCGCAATACGCTGGCCGCAACGCGCAGTTACTAGGACTGAATAAACATGACGGCCGTAATGTTCATCCTCGCAACCCGCATTCGAACGCCTACCGTCTTGTGGTTGGTGGCGATGATCTGCGACACCGCGATGATTGTTACCTATATGCTGCTTTATCATTGAAGACCGCTGAGTGAGAAAATGCAGCGAGCAAATGTACCGTGCGGTTCATGTCATCTTTGCTGTAAAAGCGAAGTGCTTGCGCTCATGCCGGACGAGGGCGACAAGGTCGAAACATATGAGCATGAGTACATCACGCTCCCAATGGGCCGCGTTCCGGTGCTCAAGCATAAGCCGAATGGCGACTGCGTGTATCTCGGGCCAGAGGGCTGTACGATCCACGATCGTGCGCCGGTTATTTGCAGAATCTTCGATTGTCGCCGCTGGTTCCTCGCACACTCGCGCCCGGAGCGACGGCGCATGATTGCGGATAGTCTAGCAACCAAAGCCGTGTTTGCGGCTGGCCGCGCTCGGCTGGCTTCACTTGCTCCCACAGAATGCGAGAAGAAATGAAGATGACCCGTGTTTGGGCGATGCCGTCGCCAAAGACTTTCAGCATCGCACCAATCCGCGAGCTAATCGAGCGCTACCTTGATGGCGGCTCTTGGATCGATCCGTTTTGTCGTGAGAGCATTTTCAAGAATCGCTGCACCTTCACGAACGACATCAATCCAAAGTTCGCCGGTACCCATAACCAGGACGCGCTCGACTTCCTAAAGGCGTTGCCGCCGACGAGCGTCGATGGCGTGCTATTTGATCCGCCATTTTCTCCGCGCCAAGTTAAGGAAGCTTACCAAGGATTCGGCCCCTGCGACACAACGCGGCGATTCTACAGCACGCGAAAGCGGGAGGCCGCTAGGGTGCTCAAGCTCGGCGGCGTCGCTATCGTATGTGGCTGGAACAGTCTGGGGCTCGGCATCAAGAATGGAATGGAGCTTGAAGAATTGCTCCTGGTAAACCATGGCGACCAAAACGATACGATCGTGACAGTCGGCCGCAAGGTTGCGTTGCAGCTAGACTTCGACCATGGGCATTAAAGGCTGTACAATGCGGGGTTAGGTTATGAAATTTTGGTTTGACACCGAATTTCTTGAAGATGGGCGGCTCATCGAATTGATCTCGATTGGACTCGTGGCCGAGGATGGCCGTGAATATTACGCAGAGACGCTTGGCGCTGAATTTCTTAGCGGCAGTACGGTGTGGCTCAGAGAGAACGTGAGGCCGCACTTAAGGGGCCCCATTCATGCCCGTGCTCGCATTGCTCGTGATATTGTTGAGTTTGTCGGACCAACACCAGAATTTTGGGCTTATTACGCGGACTATGATTGGGTTGCTCTCTGTCAGCTATATGGCCGCATGATTGATCTACCGAAGGGTTGGCCGATGTTTTGCCGCGATGTAAAGCAACTGGCGGATATTCTTAACAATCCCGCGCTTCCGGTACAGACAACGACTGAGCATCACGCGTTGGCCGACGCCAGATGGACGAGAGAAGCATGGGCATTCTGCTCCGCATTGAAAAGACCACAGTGCGAGGAATCGAAATGAGGCTCACTGCTGAGGAGATTGATTTGGTTGTGCGCTCCTTAACTCGCGCCGCGACGCGATACGAGAGCGAGGCCCGTTATGCCAAATCTGGCCGCGGCGCCAACAATGTCAAAGCAGCGACAGAGCGAGCAAGAAAAGTTCGAAAATTACGTGACCGCATCGCCCAGTCTATCGGCTTAGAACTAAAGGACACGAATTGATCGACGGGCATCAACGATGCCAAGCGGGTGGAAGGCCCGCACTGTAACAATTCGTGATAATAGCGTGGCCCTAGGGCATTGACTTGGCCCTAGGGCCGTGTATCTTAGGGTGGTCAAGGGCGCTTAGGCCCGGATGGAGAGACAGATGCTTACCAAGACCGACAACCCCGCCGAGATTGGCCTTCACGTATTCGAGCGCGCCGGCCTCGGCAAAGCGCCTTATGCGGTCATCGGGGCGTTTGAGTGCAAATATCAGGCTTGTCCCGATGCGCCAGTACAGCCCGGCGGTTCCTGCGATTATTGTGGCACCGGCATCATGTACGCGATCGAGCTTCGTTCGCACGATGGCCGCATCTTCAAAGTAGGCAGCGATTGCATCAATAAGGCGGGCGACTCTGGCCTACTCCGCGCCTATAAGAACCACCCGTTAGTACGCGCTGCACAGCGCGCCAAGACCGTTGCGCGCGACGATCGCGTGAAGGCTCAGTGGGCCGCTATCATGGCAGACGATGCCGCTAAGGCAAAACTCTCTGCGATCTTTGTGGATGCCTACAAGGGCGGTCAAGAGACTTGGCTTGCCTTTGCTCTGCGGGCTTGGGGTTATTGCGGCATGTCTGGTCGCGCCCGCTACCTCAAGACCGCCAAGAAACTGTTAGCGTCATGACCGCCAACCAATTCCGCGCCGCCTTGGCCAAGGTCAAGCTTTCCCAAGTCAAGGCGGCCAAGCTGTTCGGGGTAAACGAGCGCACTGCGCGGCGGTGGGCTTTGAGTGAGCGGCCGGTGCCCGAGGACGTGGCGGACGACCTTCGCAATCTGGCGCTCGGTCGCCTGACAGTCCAGGAAATCGAAAATGCGCGTCGCTGATTTGATTGATTCCTACCGGACCGATCCGGCATCCTCATTCGGCCGCAGGGACGATAAGCCATGACCGCCATACGCAGAACTTGGACACACGAAAAGACGCGCGACGCTCTGGATGCTCCGCACGCATGTTTTTGCATCGGTCCACAAAACGGCGAACCGCTTTGTCCATGCCGCATGAGAGCGCGCGCCAGAGAGCGCGACGACATGAGGCAAGAAATCCTTGCGGAAATCGCCACTGAGAAAAAATCGAAGCGAAAGGGGCGACCATGATCGCCGCCGACTATCTCGCCCAATGCAAGCAATACCGAGACGGCGCCAAGGCCGCGACCGATCCCGGCATCACGACTCGGCTGCGCAATCTGGCGCATAACTGCTTGCTGCTGGCGAGCGATCCCACGGCCGAGCATGTGCAGCGGCAGTACGTCAAGAACTGCCGGGACTTTGAGGAATACAGCACCAAGACCGGGCGATGGGCGCCCAGTGGCGACGCGGAAGAGATTGCCGATGTCATGCGGGCGCGGGCGGCGCATAGGGAGAGCGTGGGATGACCCAAGAGGAATTCGCATTGCTCGAATGGCTCTCGAAAGAGGATTTCAGTCAGTATGGCGAATGTCACGGCAAGCATCTTGACGCGCTGATCGCTGGCGGCCTTGCTCAAGTCCATCCAGGAACAGGCCGCAATAATACGTTTATCGCCAAAGGTGATGGGCCAATGTTTGAAGCGGTATCTCTAACCGAGGCCGGTTGGAGTGCGCTGAAACAACACGGTGCCGTCGAGTAGGCATTTCGAACTCATAAGTGAGAGACTGATGCCAACGATTACATACTCAATCGACTACGAACGAGCGGGCGACGCTCTCGCCGGTTCGGTCACACAACTCCGCGATGCCATTGCTAAGGCTATCGCGACCGAGCGTGAACGTTGCGCTCTCGTGGTCGAAAATATGGGCCGACGAAACGGGCGCATCAGCAAGGCTCACAAGGTCATTGCAGCCGAGTTGAGATCGGCGCGAACTCGCATCGGTAAACAGCAGCATTCGCGTTCATGAAGGGACAGTGCGATGCTTTACAAAGTTTTTGCCAGAACGAAGCGAACAGATTGGGTCGAGATCAACGCCTTCGAAACCAAAGACGAAGCCGTCTCTTTGATGCGAGAAATCGTCAATGGTGATGTGGGCACAGAAGCCATGATGGAAACTCACGAACAAGCCAGCGACGGTATCTCATGCAGCCGATAAAGACGCCCGCGACAAACAAAATACTCGGCGCGCCGCCAGAGTGGAATCAGACGCGGCATGGGCCGTGCATTGGCCTTCCGGTTGTCGAAACGGAAGACCCGTATATGTTTTCCTACTGGCGTGTCTCTTGGGCCGAATGGTTTGATATTTTGCTCGGGCGGCATGTACGCCTATGCGTCGTAGGAACATCACACCCGCCGGTTTCTCTGGATACGAAGCCGCTTTGATGATGAATAAGTGTGGAGACTGACATGGCAGAACTTTCCAAACGCAGCTTGAAAGCACTTAAGGCAATCGCCAATACGATGCGATCTAAGTGCGAATTGCCTGAGCGATACAAATTCCAACGCAACGGCGCCGAACACTTGTGCCGCCTTGGGCTTGCCGACTATCGGGGATTTGATGGCGAGAGCCACGGCGGATTTTTCATAACTGATGCTGGCCGTGCGAAGCTGATCGATGTCTTTAATGCGGAAACTATCGCTCACACCGAGCGTGCAACGCGCTGATGCGCCGCCACTGCGGAGAACAACAATGATCGTTTTTTCTAAAGCAGAGGCCGAATCTATGGCAGATCACACCAAGCGGCGCGAGCAAATCCGTGAGTTGTTGGACAAGTACCCTGAGCCATGGGTAATCGAAAAAGAGCCACACGATTATCCGGATGGTACGACGCACTTTACGCATGTTCGGTATCGCAAGAAGCCGGCCTGGGGAAAGGATGAGGAAATCTGTGTGGAAATTGGTAGCCACGTAACACCGGACCTCGCCGAGCTTTTAATCCTCTTGCGCGAACACGCCGTGGCGACGGCATAGTCCGCAGTAACGCGGCGTCAAAGCAAGATATAGGAGAGCGTGATGCTCTACGACCCTAAATGGGAAGCGCCAGTTAAATCAAAACCCGACTTCTCCGGCTTTGTGTCATTCGTTATGGCCCAGTCCGAAGATCGCACATTTAATATTAATTTCCCGGATGAGTGCGCCATAGGTCAATACTTCAAAAGTATCGGCCAACGACCCCCCACGCTCGTCAGTGACGCTGCGGCGATGTTTGGCATGCCGGAATACGATCTCTATCGGATACTTCGGGGAAACGGTGGCTATCCAATCATATCGTTTGGTTCGGTCGCTAAACGCATCAGGCGGAAACGATTTTGGCAGGTAGTTTTTTCCGCAGTTTTTGGGGAGTAAGTGACAAATGACGCCAATCAAAACCGAACACACAACACACGTCCTGGGAGCCCCGCAAGGCTGGAACGCGAATGCTCACGGTCCATGCGTTGGCCTTCCCGTTCTGAGGCAGGTCGATGCTGGCCTGCCAGAATTCTATTCCTACTGGCGCGCTACGTGGCGCGAACGGCTGGCAATTTTCTTCGGGCGCCCCGTTCGGCTTTGCGTCGTCGGTCAAGCTCATCCACCTGTTCACATCGACACAGAACCGCACTAAGCGGCAGGATGGGGAGACAGTGACAAATGATCGACGAAAAAAAGCCGTGGGGCTATCTGGAAAAGGACCCATCCGACGATGCGCCTCTGTCGGATAATCCATCAGGGATGTATTGCCCGGAGTGTCGAGAGAGCGGCTTCGCGCACTGCGCCAGTCCAGAATGGTGCGGCGGCATGCGATTGATGAAGCCGCACTGAGCGTCAGGGAACGCGAGGAACCATGAACAAGGTCCACTTCATCGGCTCGCAGGATAGGCACGGTTTCCAGACCACCGCCTGCGGTATGTACGGGCATCGCTGTAAGGGTTTCAACACCGAATATGAAACCGACATCGGTCAACGATTTGAGGCACACTACAAAGATTGGCAGGGTGTCAATTGTAAACGATGTCAGCGCAATCCTCACTTCAAGCTTTGGTTAGAAAAGAAATTGGCACTTACGTCATGACAAAGCACGATCTACCAGATAGCATTAAAGCCGCGCTCGAAACGCCCCTCCCGGAAGGCGAGTATAGAACAGCGGCCGGCGCAATCTTAGCGACAAAACCCTGCGCGCGGCATTGCACTGTCTGTGAAGGCGTTGATCATCATTGGCTTGCCGAATGTGACGATGACGGTATGCCCTTAATGGTCTGCAAGCACTGCGAAGCATGGCGTGAAATAACTACCGACGATCTGGAATAAGATTACTGACGTGTCGTGAATGAAAATGCACCATCTTGCAAAGATGCTTACGGCCTACCAACAGAAGTTCGATATTGAATCTAAGACGATGGCTCGGGAAATTGGCATAGGAGAATCAACTCTCGCGCGCATACGCCAAGGAAAACTGCCTGACGCACAAGGTCTGGCCAAAATCATCATTTGGTTAATGGAGAAATAAATGCCGATCGATACGGCAACGCCGATTCAATGCAGCCTTCTCCGGGTTGATGATAAAGAGCGATATAAGATCATCATTCGGTGCCCCAATCGGGATGACATTGTATTGTTGGAATTTGACCCTGAGCAAAAAATGCCCCCGTTCATTACGTTGCCAGTGTCACCGTACTGACGCGTCGAAAAGAGAATGAACCATGTCGCTAGTCATTTGCACCATGCCTCAATGTCAGACCACAGCAGGATGTATCTGCGGCTTAAATACAGCTAAGGTTGGCGACAGTGTTCCTCTGATAGAGGCAGAACAACTCGGCGAAACTGTGCAGTTCATCCGCGCCGTAAGGGTAGGATGCGACGCCGCTGACGTTCATTTGACGTGCAGCTATCCGCGATGCTCCTGCAAACAAATACCAACGGCGATCCGAGCCGCCTTATCTGAATGGACAAAAGTTTTACGTTAACATCACAGGAATGTCATGAGCCCCGCCGCCCTGATCTTCCAGTTTTTCATCCTCTGGATACCCCGCTCGATCGTGTGGACGTTCCAGAAGCCGCGCGTTCACGGTGAGCAAATGCGGAGCGAGACATGACTGATAGATTACACACATGGATTGAAAAGCGACTTGGCCGCAAGGTAGAGCGCAGCGCTAGTGGATTTTTGGTAACCAGAGCTGAGTTGGACATCTTGGCAGCGGCACCGCGTCTTAGGCCATGGCGAATGATTGTCATCTTCGGAGCATCATTCTTCTTGGTACAGGCAGCCATGTTCATCGCGCACTATTACGGGCTTCTTTGATACCTGAGAAATGCGATGACTGACATACACGGCACGCGCCCCGAGCTAGTTAATTTCATCGGCGATCAGAGCCGGGAAATCACCCGCCTCCGCGCCGGCCTTCACGCAATCATCGTAGCCGACCAGATAGCCGGCGCAGCACCGCCGCATGTGACATTGCGCCGACTGCCGGAGTTCAATGTCGAGACTTGGGATGGACCGCATGCGGCACTGGCGCGGCGGGTGCTTGAGGGGAACGAATGATGGCTACAGGCAAGAAACGTCGCGCGCATCCGCCCTACGGACTCATGATGACATCGAAGCCAAAGCATCGTGGGGCGTTTCAATGTGGCAAAAGCAGAGGCAAGCGATTTGCCAAGCGCGGGCCGCACCCAGTTGGCAAAGGTAAACAAGCGCGGTATTTTTGAGCAGAAAATGCGGAGCGATACATGAGCGCATCGAAAATAGTTGAAGGTCTGAAAGACGCCATCAAGGGCAATATCGAGAGGATTACAATCGACGGCCAGACATGGGCACGTCAGCAGCCGCGTCCACCGCGAACTCTGATTGATGGAACCATGAGCCGCAATGAGGTTGCTCGCACATTGGAGCAGATTGTGTTTACTGCCGCGAAAGAATGGCAGCGCACCATTACTATTGACCGCGATATTCGCGATCTTCTCGTTTCGGCGCTTCGGCGCGCGGCGCTTTGATAAGCGAACAATGCGATGACACCGGAGCAATTAGCAACTATCGTTGAACTCGCGTTGTACCGCGTAGGTGACCGTTGGCGTCATCACAGCGATATAGGGATTCAACGAATTGGAAATGCTATGCGAGAGGTCGGCGAAGAAATCGCGAAGTTGATGGCGGATCATGACCGCAGTCTTGGGCAATGAGTGAGAAAATGAGCGACAGAGATATGGCTGACGGACCACATTCACCGGCCTTCCAAGTGGAAGATTATTGGTCAAAGGCTTATCACATTGCGGACGCGATGCGCCGTCATTTAGCAGCTACTCCTGTCCAGAAGGACGATGCCTATAGCGCATACTGGAATGGCTGGAACGACGCCTGTGATGCCATCGCACAAATGTCGTGGTGGAGGCGGGCCATCGCAGAATTGAAACGACCGCGTTTGTAGATGATGAGAGGACAAATATGCGCTGGTATCACCGCTTAGCGGACAGTCGGCCGCCAGATTTTGTCATCGGCGGCAAAGACAATCCGTACATGCAGCGATGGTGGGTTATTCCACGCAATCGATTCTTTAATATTTATCTGCACAAATTTCTGCACTCGGACGACGATAGAGCGCTCCATGACCATCCTTGGCTAAATGTGAGCTATCTACTTGAAGGCGAGTACATTGAGCACAGCATTCTGGCTGGCGGTGTTTGCACTGCGATCAAATATCATGCCGGCAATCTTAAGTTCCGCCGAGCTAGAACAGCGCATCGGATCGAGATAGATAAGCCGTGCTGGTCGCTGTTCGTTACCGGACCTGTCATCCGCAATTGGGGTTTTCATTGTCCCGCTGGATGGCGGCCGTGGCAGGTATTCGTATCGGAAAGAGACAGTGGGGAAGTCGGGCGGGGCTGCGAATAGCCTCATTCTCAAGAGATGAATGCCCATGTTTCATGACCTGATGCAAATAGGCCAAGACATCGCCGGTATTATTCTCGGCTTGTGGGGGCTATGCGAAATACTCGGTGGATTGTGGAACAAGGACCGTGAGCAATTAATTCTAGGCATCTGCATTGCAACATGGTCATCTGTGCTTGTCCCGAAATAATCTCGCGGTTTTGCCTAATCAGAGCGCTCGCCCAAAGGCCCGTTGAATCCACACCACCGGATAAACGCCAAGCGGTCGAATTTCTTGTCCTTGGCAAACACGTCCGCCACCTTTTCGGCCATCTGTGCCAGGGTTTCGATCAGAGCTGTGCGGCCCATACGCGCGTAAGCAGCTTCATGAATTGCATTGGCGATAGCTTGGTAGTCGGCGGGGGTCATGGCGGAGTTGTTGGGGAATGAGATAATGGTTTGTTCAACCGCGCTTCAAGTTCTCCCGTTGTTGGCCGCGTTTGTTCAATCAACTCGACACGACGGTTTATCTTGTCGGTCTCGCGCTCGAAATCGTGCTTTAATCCGGCCAATGCCGAATTTACGTTCTTGCTAAATTCCTCATGTTCGCGAATCGACAACGATTTATCGAGCGTTCGGCTGAAAGCAACGATCACTGAAACTGCCAGTGCACCAATGGATATGACAAGCTGGTAATCCATAACTCATTCGGCAAGTTCGCCATCACTAATCAGATAAGCTCGGCGCGGGAACGGGGTGAACTCAGGCGGCTGGTCGCCATCCTTGCGGGCGTTGCGCAACAGGATGCGGAAAATATCGTTTTGGATGGCGGCAAACCGATCATCATCTTCCCGGTTATGTTTGGAGACGATGCGATAAACAAGATGGCGCGCGCTACTAAATTGTTTGGAAACAAACCAAGTCAGAAAGGCCGTTCCCGTGGCCACGCTGGCCATCACGGCGATAAGGCCCCAGGTGAGCGGCAGATCGTTCGGGTCAGAGAGGATCATCGCCGCTCCATTCAGCAGTGATATTAACTCCGATGTCACTGAATGCAGCAATGTTCATGTCCTGGTCCGCAAAGTGCCTGCCGGCATCATGGGTTGTTCGGACAATGCTCGGCACGGAACGTCATTCCCGGAGTGCCAGCGCATTCTCGTTTTAAGCAGTCCTCACACAGCCATCGTTCGATTGGATGATATTGATGCCAATACGATTGGCCTAGAATAGCGACGCCACATATCTCACATTCATCTGGCGGCGGATTGTTTTGTTTCATGGCCTGTCCTGATCCTTCATACACGCCACAAAGCTAGTCCCATGCTGCCGTGCCAGGTCAGCACATATCTTCCGCCAGCAGGCGTGATCGCATTTGGCAACCGCCGCACCGGGAAGGGCGCAGCCGACAAGAGCGATGGCGAGCAGCAGCGCGCCGGTTAAACGTGCTGTGCTCGCCATCGTCGTTACGCCGTCGCGGCTTTGACGGCCCACATGGCGGCTTCCTCATACGCGGTCTGCGCAAGGGAAGCCAAGCGCGGGTCTTTGGCCTTCAACGCCTCGCAAACGTCGATCAATTCGGCTGACTTTTGCTTGATCATTTCAACCACATTGTTAGCACTCGGATTGAACTTGGTCCGAACGCGATCTTCTCCAATGCTCATGTCGTTTCCTTTACAGCTTGAACTCAATGCCAGCCGTCCACGACTCGCCGAGCTTGGAGCAGCTTGACGCGCCGACCGGCACGCCAGAGCCGAAGCAAATCTGATTGCTCTGGCTATCCAGTTCGGCGAACACGTCGGCGACAACCTGCACGCCCTTCGGCCCGGTCACGTTGAACAGGATGCCGGTGCGGACGCCGATCGGCGTCCACGTCCAATCCTTGTAGCTGCCGGCGCCGTACTGGGCCGTAATGTCATTGAGCGTGGTCACGAGGCCGATGTAGTTGGTCGGCGTGCCGGTGACCGAATAGCCGGGCGGCAACCAAGTCGTGACGGTCGGAGTTTGCGAGGATGAGGCGTTGAAGATGCTCTCGTAGATCGCCAGCAATGGCGTCTGGATCGCAACCTCGCCCTTGACCATCGCCGGGCCGCTGAGGGAGAAACCGGCCGTGCCCGCATTGAGATTCTGGAAGTCCAACTCGACTTGAGCAAACCACGGAACGCTGGCGGTCGGGCAGGCGTAGCCAACCTCGCCACCAATGTCGCCCCCGATCTGCACGGCGCCGGGAGGGCCGTTGTTGATGGCACCAGCGCCGCCCTGCACGTTGAAGCCGTAGAACAGGCCGCAAGCGGACGTGGGATAGACGATAGGCTTTGGCGCCACCTTGACCGCCATATCCGCCGCATGGGCACCGCTGGCGAAGGCGAGCGCGATAAGGCCGATGGACAGTCTGCGAAAGAATTTCATGGGTTCTCTCCGTTGATTTGGACGGTCCATCTATAGCGCGGTTGCCCGTGACAAAAATATCACGTCACGGTTTTATTGTACCGGCCCAACTTTGACGCCCGGAGTGGCCAGCGCCGGGTCGCTGACAGTAACCGATGCATTCGGAAGCGCATTCACGGCTGCAATCACCGTTTTAGGTTCAGCAGCGAGCGCAGACGCAGTTTGATTCTTTGGGCTGGCTGAACTGTAGCCGATCTTGCCAAGCCACACGATAACGATAGGTCCAGCAATTCCGACGATCACGTAAACGTCTCCAACGAGAGCTTGAAGATCATCAAAAAACTTGTGGAATGCTGCGATCAGTTGGGTTGACGTATTAGCGTCAATCATACCCAGCAGAACTAAGATCGACGCCGCGCTACCAACGGTCGTGCCAGCGTAACGAAGCGCGGTATTGGTCTGCGCTTGAGTTGGGAGATTCATTGGGTAGCCCCTTCGATTTTAGCCCCATAGGCTGTGAATATGGCTTGCACCTGTTCGATGGTCTTCAACGCAGCAACGATGTCCGGTCCCATTGCCGTTAATTGCGCAGCCTCGCCTATCAGTTCAAGCGTGCCATTTTCGCCAGCCTCGAACCGCGTCACGGCCGGCTGCACGATGACTTGGGCTTTCTGTAGCGTGGCGATGGCCGCGATGATAGCGGGTATTTGCGCCGTCAGTTCCGGCACGAATACGGCTAGGATTTTGAGGGCGGCGGTGAGGGTCATGCCGGAATTATGGATTTGACAAACCTAATCGCGGGGTCATGCGACACTCGGCTTGTAGATCGACACTCCCGCCTGCTCCAACAATGCCTCGATCGCGCCGCCCCACGTCAGCGTTTCAAAGCCGCCCTTAACCAGAAATGCCGCCAGTGCAGCGTCGGTATTCGGCCCGCTTTCGTTGTCGGTCGCCAGTCCGGCATTAGTCGCCTTGTTCAAAAGCATCTGCGTTGCAACCACGCTCAAGACCGCGTTCTCCGGTACAGCGCCGTTCCATGGAACGCGGGCGCCGATGTCGGCATTCGGAAGCCGCTTGCTGTCCGGGTCAACGTTGATGAAGGCATTGTTGATGGTCATATCGGCGGGAAGGCGCTGCACCATGTCCCAGCCGTCGCCGGAAAGAACTTGCTGCGTGCCGGTGAATTCCATGGATTGCGTGATCCAGACAAGGTCGATGAGGTTCTGCTCCTTGAGCTGCGTTGCGCAATAACCCCCGGCATAGATGCCACGGCGATAGCCCGGCGTCTGCGCAAAGAACGATTTTACGGCGGGAATGATTGCAGGCATATTCGCTGCGGTCGCGTCACCGTCCTGCGTATCGTAGAGACACACGCCAGTGTCCGGGAAAAGACCGACACTCGGTAGATAACCATTAGCATAAGCACCATCGGCCGAACGATGATCGGCAGCACTCGCCGTGGTTTCGTAGATCGGAAACACGGCAATGCCGGCGATGGCGAGTTCAACGGCCTCGGTGGGAGTGAGCACCTTCCAGGCATTGACTTCGCCGAGTGCGACGTAGCGGCCAACACCCGTCACGCCGATGGCGGACAGTCCGCCGACAACTCGGCTGAGCGGAACCGAGGCATCGAAGCCGAAGGTGTTGGGCGGCTGGTTGAGCATCGCCATGTCAACTATCCAGTCTCGCAGGAACTTCCGGCCTATTCACCGCCGCCGCCAACAATTGCGCCCCGCGCTTTTTCAGCGACTTACCGGCGTCGAAGGCTTCCTGCGCCGCCATCGGGATAATCAATTCGTCCGTGGCGCCCGCATTAAACACGAGGCAGACGCCCTTATGATCGGGATGATAACCGACCCAGAAATCACGGGGAACCATGACGGTCATGCCATAAAACCTTGCGTTGATTCGGCCTAACGCAACGCACACTGACTCCGCCGAGAAAGGCGGTCAAGAATCGGTCTTGGGTTTTCCCGCTTCGACCCGTTCTTCCGGCTTATCGTGATTGAGCGCACGGCTTCCGAGCACTCCCACGAAGCAACCGACGATCGTTTGAAATGCGGGACCAAGAACGGCAAAGATTTTATCATTGTCCACCCGCGCATCAAATAGACCGATCAGCAAAATGGCTATGACCGCCAGCATGACTGCGGCCAGCGTTCCAACGACTATGTAATAGATGTTATCTTTCACCACATGACCCTATTTCTCTTGCGGCACATCTTTCTGCTTAGCATCCACTTGCTTTTGCAAGTCAGCGACTCTATTTTGTAAATCTGCGATCTGCTTAGCCGAATTTGCATCGAGCAAGATAATCCGCGCGTTAGCTTCATTAAGAAGCTGCTGGCAGACGGATATTTGTTGCGGTACGGATTGTCCGGCAGTTTGTGCAAATGTCGGCACAATGAACCCCGCCAGAACCGCGAAGACGGCAAGGAATCGGCGCATCATTGTACGATCCAGTTCGTGCCGTTACACGTCACGCCGATGGAAACCGAACCGCCGCCAACAACGGTCGCTATGGCAACCGGGGTCAGGGCATCGGTAACGATATACATGGCGCCCTTGGTGCCGGAATTGCATGTCGGCAATTGGCTTGCGCCGGAGCCTACTGTTGCCAACGGGCGCTGTGGGGCGCTGCAAGAAAGTGAGCTTCCGTTGTATTGAACCACCTGCCCTGTCGCCGTACAGCCCATATCGGTATTGACAGCCGGGACCGGACCGGATGCCTGTGCTGGCGCAAAAGCAGCGACCAAACAAAGTGCGAGGAACAGTTTTTTCATGTGCAGCCTGCCCCGACGTTGTCCACAATGGTCACTGGCGTTGATGACGTGCCAGCATAGGCGATCAGCTTGCATGTATTGGCATTCGTCCCGGTGACCCATTCCATCTTGGCGCTGCTGGCGCCGGGTGCGCTTCCCGAAGCGGTAATTTCGCCCATACCAAGTTCGCCAGCCGCAAGCGTCTGTCCCGTGGCTTTAATCGCGATATTGCCTCCGACCAAGAGATTCGATGCCCCTGGATCAGTCGCTATAACACCATTGCCCACGGTCACGCCGCCCGAACCTTGGAAACGGACTTTTTCGGAAAGCGTCGTCGTGGTCCCCGCCACAGTGAAGATGCCGAGGTAAGCGGAGTGATCGCTAGTGGTCCACGCGTTGATGGACTTGGCCTGTAGTTCAACCCCCACGCCAATTGCTGAACTATCGTAGCCGCCAGATACGTTATTAGATATCGTTTGAGCCGAGGTTATTGCAGTCGGCGATGCCGCGCTACCATTAATCCGATTTATAGTTATGTTTGCTGTGGTGCCTATTGCATCCAGCACGACACTTCCGCCAGCCGTGCTGTTGCCGGTGATCTGAAGCCCCGTAGAATTTAATACGCCTAATGTTGTAGGGGCCGCGCCAGTAGCATTTATTAACACCAGAGGACCGCTAGATGACGGAGCTATGCCAACGTTAAACGTGCTGACACCGCCAACCTGTAGGTCCGCGATCAGACTACCTGCCGCACTCGCCGTATTAGTGATGTTCTCGAACAGTGGAGCATCGAACGTCGTGCCTGCCGCATTGAACGTGGCAGTCAGATTCAGACCTTTAAGATTTGTGGTAATTGATCCCTGAGCAATCGCTGCGCTAGTCAGCGCAAGCGCGGTAGACGACGTGAGATTGCCACTGGAATCATTTACGATCACGCCGGGTGTCGTGTACTGATTGAACGCAATCGCGGTCGGGCTAGAAACCGTGATGGCATTGTTAGTCCCATTCACGACGCCGCCAGCAAATAAAATGACCGGCGCGGTACTCGTTGATGTTCCTAGATATAGTCCTGACCCCGTGGCCTCGATCGCTGTCGTGCTGGCCTGCCGGACGATAGTGGTATTATCTCGCGCCGATCCATTGGTGAAGATGATCGTGCTGTCAGTGCCGTTATCGTTGACAACGGTCCATTGCTGGTCGCTCGTGGAAGTCGTGCTGTGCGAGATCGTGGTGGTGGCGTTTCCGCCCGTGGCACCAGAGACGGAGAAAAACTCTTGGCCGCCCGATGGCGCGAATGTCAGCGCTTCCGTGATCGTCGAAGGCAGCGAGCAAATCACATTGCCTGTGGTCGGGGTGCAGGTGACTTGGCCGGTTGTGCCGGTGACGGATGAGACGGCACCTCCGCTGCCTCCCGAGGAACCTGTGATAGTGATGGTTTCTGCATTGGCGCCAAAGCAAAGAAATACCAGCGCGAAAGACGCCAAGGTCGCAAGAAACATCAAGCGTTTGTGGATGGTCATTGCGATGTCTCATCAATGATAGGCTGCAACAATGCGATGATTGATGACGTAATATCCGGATTATCTTTTAATTTTAGTTCCTCCATTTTGAAATGGGGGGGGACGAGGCCGGATGATGTCTGTGCCAACTTCTGCGCTGCCGCCTCGAATTCGATCCTGTTCTTATCAGGCACCTTATCGCCGCCGTCCGCGTATTGGCGCACCAGCGCGTTCTTGGCCTGAGTATAAGTCCGATCGGCGTCCAGCAACCGTGCTTCCAGCAAACCGTTTTGGACCCGCAAGCCCTCGCCGAGATTGAAGGCGTGGTGAACTACGTGTTCTTGTGCACCGTCCTTGGCAATTTGATCGGTTCCTTTGTCAAGACCCATAAGGCCAGCCAGCACAGACTCGACCTGTTCATAGGTAAGGGCTGCCGGTTTGGATGCATCCTCAGCATGAGCGAGCGATAGAAAAAGCATAGCTATTTTTATGAATTGCATGATCCACTCGTGAGGATGCCCAGTGTGAAAACAAGGGTCTTCGCCTGATTGACGGTACAGGTTTGAGTTATGCCTGTATTTCCATTGGCGATGAAACCCGCCGTCGAACTGACTGTGCCGGCAAACATTGAAGCACCCGCTTGCACCCATAGCGCATAGCAATTGGTGATCGTGATATCAGTGCCGGCGAGCGGGCAGTTCGCGATGGCGAGCGACGCCGCATTGGTTATGGTGATGGCACTTGATGCCACATAGGTCGAGCGATAGATCGACATGATGTTGAAGCCGGCCGCGGTCGTGATATTGGTCGAGCCGGAAATCGTCTGCGTCTCGGCTTCGATGTTGATTTCATCGAGCGTAGCGCCGCTGGCTGAGGCTATAGTCGGCGCATTGACAAATTGGAATTCGCCGCCTGAATTTGTGTTGCCGGCGAACTGAGCAAAATTCCGATTGCCTGCTGCCGTGCTAAAAATTAACGTGCCACCGTTCGATACCTGAACCCCGAACGAACCTACCGACGAAAGGAAACGACCTTCTTCCGTGCCAGCCACTTCCAGAGAAAACGCTGATCCGTTGGTGCCATTAAGGATGAAAGTTCCGAAACCCGCCGCATAATTGTCTGCGGTCAGCGTGGCAACCGTATTGTAACCACCGCCATTATTCTGATAGGCCCAAACAAGGTTCGCCATTGGATTGGCGGTGCCCTGAACTGGAACAAGATAATTGATATATTCGACCTGCTGCGAGGCAGCCGTGGCGTTCGTTTTCCAACCCTGTCCGATAAAATGGAGTGCGGGGCTAAATTGCTGATTGCCCGCAGCAGCGACAACTGTATCGGATAGAACGATCGCATCTGCCGTTGCGTTCGGCGCGGCGCCGAGATTGGGTGACAGCGTCGCTGCGCCGTTCTGTTCAAGAAAACCCACGGTGCCGGCAACACCATTATTGGCGCGCAGAAAGGCTGTGCTGAAAACGACGTTGTTAAAATCCACTCCGTAAGCCGCCGCATATGCGTCAGTCGTAATAGGAGCGGTCGTTCCGATCATCGTTCCTGTCGTGGCAATTGGCCAATAACCAAAAGGATTGCCGAACGAGATTCCGGTTTTAAACCCCGGCGTCGAGGTGTCCTCCGCGACCAGATCAAGACCAAGACTATAAGTCGCCTGTGTGCGATCGGGAGCGAGCGGAGAAGGAGCGCCGGTGCCAAGGAGAACGATATTGATACCCATTTTGGCGGTCGCAGAGGCACTTGCGCCAATGCTCACATCGGCCTCAAAGGACTCGCATTCGGTCCATCCAGTCGCGCCGGCGAGCAAAGAACAGACGGTATTGCCGCCGGCCAGATTCGGATTGCCGCCATCCGCCGCCGAGGCGTATGCCCACATCCCGTTGGCGGTGTAAAAAGTCGTGCCCGAATTGGAGGATGTGTGGCTAAAATCCATTAACGACTGAACAACCGTACGATTGCCGGTCAGACTGGCGCCATTGGCAACATCTTGAAAATAACCGATGAACAAGCCGTTCGGATCGTTCAAATTGTCATTGTTGTTGCCAACCTGCATCGTGTAAGCGGTTGACGACGCCGAGCCGGTCAGGTTTTCGATGAAAAGAACTGGCGTAACCAGCGTTGTCGTAGGGTTGAGTGTGACGCTGAATGAAAATGCCGACGTTGAGACAGTTGGGGTTGGCGAGAAACCGAATCCGCCGGTGGTCTGATTAAACGTAAGAAAATTCAGGCATGTCGATGTCGTCGGATTGTAGATGCCATAGGTCGTCGCCGTAGTGACGGCGGTATTGGTAAACGGCTGGAACGGGGAAAGCGTGCCGGTAGCACATGCTGATCCGGACTGATTATAGGATAATGCAATCTGATCGAGCGTCGCCACCATGATAGCGGGGGTAATGGCGCCGTTGGATTGCGAAGGAAGATTATTGGCAATGAGAGTTTGAAGCGCCGTCTGCGAAAGTTGCGCATGCGCATGCGATGACGCAAATACAAGTCCAAACAACAGTGCTACAATCCTGACGACGCGCATCAGCCGCACCACTTCGCCGAGAGAAGCATATTGGCGATCGTCCCATGAAAGGTAAGCGTCCCGCCGCCAAACGACGCGGCTTCGAGAGCCGTCACGGTATTAATGCCAAGCGAAGGAGGAGCCAGATAGATCGCCAATGCATTTTCAGTTCCTCCGCTTGCGGTAACGGCCGGTGACAGCAATGTCGGTGAAAATCCCGACGCGGCATTGGTCACGTTGTAGCCGATGCCAATCTGAAAGTTATCCGCCTCGCTCGCCGAAACTCCCACAAGCTGGGTTTCCTCAAGATCGTAAATCTGACTCGGCAGGCCGCTGAACACGGTCAGACTATTAGCAGTATTGTTGTTGGCCGGCTGCAACGTCTTATTGGTCGTGTAACTCCATGACGATGTGGAATCTCCGGCCTGCAAATAGATCGGCACGCAATTATAGGGATTCCAGATTCCCCATTTGCGGCTTTGTCCCCATGTCCGATAGTTGCTGACCTGCCCTTGCGTCGCGTCCACATAGATCGAACCGACGTAGGTACATTCGAGCGCCGGAATCGTATATGGGTTCGATCCGTTATTGGCATTGATCGCGAACGAGTTCACCAGCACGCCATTCTGATATTGGATTTGAGCGGAGCCGGCCCCGGTGCCGCGCGTACTGGACCCCGCGACTGAACTGGACCATGCCGGCCCAAAAACGCCGACGGCGGTCCCGGCGTTATTGAAGATGCATACGTCATAGATCGTGCTGGCCGATTGCGCCGACGAAAGCGCGATCTGCAATTCGGCAAACGGAAGGATCGTGAACGAAGATCCATTCCAGACTGGAACCTGATTGCCCACATAGGGACTGTAATAGACCGTCTGCGCTCCGGTCACATCGGAAGCGCCCTGGATCGGACCACCGCTGGCGACGCCGACGAGATTCAGATAACCTTGCGGCGTGATCGAAACCGATGAGGCGACAGAACCCGCCGTCTGCACCAGATTGATGATATGAAAATTCTGCTGCGACGCCGAGAATGAAACATAGACCACATTCGAGGGCGAATTGGCGACAATCTCGCCACCCGTGAGCGCCACCGCTCCGGTCGAAGTGTCTTTGACGATCGGGTAGACGCCGTAGCCTGACGGATCAAGTGTCGTCGCGCCAGTGTTGGTATAGAGCGGAATGAAACCGATGATCTGGCCGTCAATCGCCGCGAACGCAGTATCCGTGACCGTAATGGCATTCGGCGTTCCGCCGGCCAGATTCGCCCAATAGGGATTGTTCTGATTGGTCGAAGCCGTCAGTTGGTCCCAGATGATATTGCCGAGCGAATCTTCCAGGACCTGCCGATAGATTCCCGAGCCATAGATGATGGCGCAGCCGTTGGCATCGAGCGTGACCGGATTGGTGTTCTGGTGATTCGATCCGAGATCGGCATTGAACCACGTCTGCTTGAATGTGCTGGTATTGGGCACATAGAACGCGACCGTGCCGCCGGCCAAGGACTGGTTGATGGCGACGCTGGAAACCGGAACCGAAAAGCCGGAGACGTTCCCGATATTGCCGGACGCCGCTGAAAGCACGTCTCCGGCCACATAGGAGACGCCTGGACTGAGGATCGCGACGGCGGTCACTCCGCCGCCCGACACCGTGATATTGGCCGTGGCGCCCGTGCCATGGCCGCCAGTGAGGAGAACGCCGCCATAGGTCCCGGTCGTGCCGCCGGTCCCGGCCGTGATCGTGCCCAAGAGGCCGACAAAGCCGGTTCCTGTACCGCCTGGTCCTCCGGAAGTCGGCGCCAAAGCTGAAAAACAGGTTTCGCCGGGAGGTAATATCGTACCTTGCGCCAGAGCTTGGGAAAACCCAAAAGCCCATAGCGCGAAAGCGATAACGACGCTAAGATAGCCGAATCTTTTCAAGGCTTCCCCTTTGAGGCAGCGATGCTTTCGCGAAGGCTTTTCCTCTGCAGTCTTGTTTCGCTCACGCCCGCTCGCGCAAGCCACACCGACAAAAACCACTCACACCCAACCCCGAAAGCCACTATGAGCGATTCGCATCCGCTGGCGCAATTCTACAAGATCGAAATGCGGCGCGACCGCAGATGGACTCAGTGGGACTCGTATGTCCATTACTTTTGTTCGACATTCACACCTAATCGCTTCGATTGTCCGCGTTGCACCGCGCGAGACACATTCCGCGCCTATGGCGGCGGCGATGTGCATCGGCGCTGGTTGTGCAAGTATTGCGGCTATTATTTCGGCGCACCCGCACGGCCGGGCGACGATCCTACCTGCGAAGGCGAGTATCAGTGCTATCCGAATGAAGCCGGCATGTGGTCCGGCGATGGACCCGGCAAGATGCCGACTCCGATGGAAAAGATTTGGCCGGTTTGGCCTTGGAGGTAGAACATGCGCAGCTTCGCACGCATCGCATGGGGTTACGTCGTGGTTCGCTTCCGACTTTATCCTCATAGTGCACCGAAACGCGAACCGCTATTGGGAAATTATTTCGAGTTTTGGCGAAGACAACAGCACAAGGAAAGATTCAAACATGCCGCTCGATAATCCGCCTGCCATCGAATATCGCTACACGCTTGCCGAGATCGATCAAATGCGTAGTTCGCTTTATGTATTGGCGTCGCCGCATTGCTCTATTCCGCAGGAATACGTTACGGATCAAACTGGTTTTGCAAAGCGGATCGAAGAACAGCTGCGCACTTATTTGATGGCCGGCATTAAGCCCGAAGAATTGAAGGCGAAAGAAAAAGCCTGGACCGATAGTCGGACAAAGCCATGCAACTGAATTGGCCATTTATTGCCGTCTATGCCGGCATCACGATCATTTCCGGCATTCGGCGCGGCTTTCAGCATTCTTACGGCGTGAATATTCTGGATTCCGCGCGACGGCGAATTCTTGCCGATCTGGAAGCCGAATATTGGCAAACGCAAACTGACGATGGACCGCAGCGGCGATCGTTGTGGTGGTCGGACGATCCAGAACCGCTTGCGGATTTTCCGGCATGCGAGAGAACCTGGAAGGCGCTCATTGTGCAGGCCCGGATAGAGCAGGCAATGTCGAAAAGCCGCCCCGCATGCGAAGCGCCTGCGACAGCGGTCCCGCAATTGCCGCTCCCGTCAATGTCCGCGCCATGTTTCCCCGCGCCAGAGCGTTGCCGCGCCCTACCGCCTCCGCTCTGATCGCATCCAGCAAAGCCGAAAGTCCCGGTCCTTCCTGCTGTGTGAGCAATGGTGCAAGTTGCTGTCGCGCGCCCGCGTAGCTCGCATCACGGCCACCTTGAAGCACCGTCGAAGGCCGCAATGCATCGATCCATGACGGCGGAATGAAAGACAGCGGCTCGGTCAGATTGGGATTCCAATGCGGCAATGCCGGCGCATCGAGCGCCGAAATCGCCGCATTGCGCGGCGCCGTGGCGGAGCCCGCCCGCGGATTCACATAACGCTGTTGACCCGACAGATATTCCTGCTGTTGCATCGTATCGGTCAAATCCTGCGCACGCTGATCGCCGAGCATCAGGCGAAGCTTCTCCTGATTGTTCGGCGCCAGAAATTTGTTACGCAACGTCGTGTCACCATTTTGCGTAGCGCCCATGACCTGGTCGGCGGCATTGCGCAGTCCGACAATGCGCGCGGCGAGCTCGGGACCATTCAAGCTTTGTAATTCCTGCCGCAGTTGCGAGGCCGTCGTTCCTGATCGTCCACCAAGGAAAGTATCGGTCCCGGCATCTATCTGATCGAGCAATGCGGCACGATCGGCAAATTCGGACCGCGCCTGATTCCAGACTTGGCCGGCAGGCGTCTTGCCCACGGCATTGATCACGTCGTTTTTCAAACCGATCAAGGCCCGCGCCGTCGTGTTATCGCCGCCGTTATAGGCTTGATCGATCTTGCTATCCAAGGACCGTTTGATGTAGTCCCAGCTTTGCGTCGTCGGGAATGCTTTCTGCGGACCTCCGACGAAGAAATTCCGGTTCACACTATCGCCATTGATGCCGGCGAGTTTGGATGCCTGATCGAAAGCGCCGGCCGCGTCCAATCGTGGAATCAGCGCTTGAATTTCCGGCGTCGGATGCACCTGCATGGTGCGGAACTGCTGATAGAGCGGTGTCGCGGCGGCTTTTTGATTCTCGGTGATCATCCCCTTGAAATCTTCGATATCAACCGGATTGCCGATATTGCGATTCAAAGAATCCTCGATAACGCCGCGCTGCGCCGCTTGCCGCGTGCGATAGGCTTCGCCGACGATCGAACTTGCTGGCGGTTCGGCGCGATTGGCAATCCCCGCCGCCAGTTCGGTCATGGCGGGATTGAGATCGCCGAGAAAACCTTGCGGCCCCATGCGCGCGCGCGCCGCGGCGATTGAGGCCGGCGTTTCGTTGGCGAGCGCAGTCGAAAGCCAATTGCGTGCAATCGGGTTTACATCGGTCAAAGCACCTTGACCGCCGCGCAAAGCATTGAGGCCGGCGCCTATGGTCGCGCCAATGCCTTCCGCCGCGATTGGTCCAAGGCCACCAAGCACGCCGCCAACTTCTGCGCCGGTAATCGGACTGTCGCCACGCAAGGCTGAATCTGCTCCGCCGATCGTCGCACCACCCAAAGCGCCGGTATAAAGTCGGCCGCCAGCGGTAGCACCAAGCCGCGTCGCATTCGGCAAGCCGAGCGCTGCTGCACCCAACGTGGTTTGTGCGAACGGCCCCGTGGCCAGCCCCGCACCGAGAAGATTTCCGGCGGTCGAGAGATAAGGATACTGTTCATTATAGAGCCGTTGCGCCTCTTGATTGATATTCCATTCGCGATTGAAGCGCGAAGCGTAATCAAGATTATTCGGATTGCCGGCCAAAAGCGGACTAATGGCAGCGCCAGTCGCGGATTCCGCACCGCTGAGGGCCGGACCGACAACTGGCATACCTTGCGCGACCGCGTCGGGAAAGCCGATTGTCTTGGCACGCGCTTGGGCGATGGCTTCTTGGTCGGAAGGCAAGCGCGACTGCGCTTCCGGCGCCGGCTGCATTGGGGTGGGCAATGCGGCTTTTGGTGCTCCAGGATTCAATCCTAAAACTTTGGCCGTGTCAGCAATGTCCGATGGCGAGACAACCGTTTCCATCGGCGAGATGCCGGAATAGGCCGCAGGCGGCAGTGGTGTCGTCGATTGTTGCGGAGCAGGAATCGCCGCTTTCGGTTTCAGACCGAACAAACCGGCTGTATCGTCGATATCCGATTGCGATGGCGAATTGAATGCCAGCATTTGTGGTGACGATGTCGGCGCATAGAATGCGTGCTTGCCGATCATCGCCGTGGGCTGGCCTTGTGCCCAATCCGGCAACTTGCCTTTTTGCGCGGTTACGATGGCTGGATTCAAATAATGCGAAGCGCCGCCCGTCGGATCGGGAATCTGACCGGAAAATACCGAATCGGCAATCGACGATGCTTGCTGGTACTGAGGGCTTTTCGGCGACCATTTCGACGGATTGTTGGAATCTGTTTTCGGCAGCGACCATGCCGAAAAGGCGTTGGGCTGCTGAACCACTTCGGAAGGCGAAGCGCCATATTGACCCGATTGCAGGCGGTTTTTAATGACGGCCGCCACGGCTGCCATGCCTTGCGGGCCATCCTGACCCGCTTCCGAAAGCATGGTCCGCGCGACAATATCGCGGTCCTGTGGGGATAAAGCGTTATCTGCCATTTTATTGATTCACGTTGAAATTGATCCAGCCGTTCTTGCGCGCAAAGGCAAGATCGCGCAAAAACTTCTGCTGTTCGCCAGACTGCACATCAAGTTTCGAAAAATATTCCTGACGTTCCGCCGGATTGAGATACTTGAATTGAAACACGCGCGGATCGAAATTGCTGTTGAACTGTTGGGAGAATTGCCGATAGGAGGCATTGGGATTGGCATTCGCTGTTTGCAGCCAAGCACTGTTTTTCGCCTGCAAAGCATCCTCGTTGCCCTTGAGTAGACGAATGATGCCCTTATTGCCGAGCGCGGACAGCGCGTCATTGGGAGAAGTTTCGAAGGCCGAAGCAAACTTGGAATCCGTTCCAGTCCCGCCGATCGTCTGGAATTGCGATTGTGCGAGCTGCATCGCCTGTTTGTTGAATTCCTCTTGCGCGCCGATCGACTTCGGATCGAACTGCCATCCGGCGGGCAGCGGCACGTTGCGATTGACAAACGACTTGGCGACCTTTGTCCAATCAGCACCGGGACCGGCGGCAAACTTGTCGATATTATCCGACAGATTGCCGAGAATGCCGATTCGCGCGGGCGACCCTTCGGCCGCGTCGGCAAGATTGCCTGCCAATTTCGTATCGAGTGCAGCACCGCCGGCCTGCCGTTCGGCAAAGCCCGGAGGCGGAGCAGTTGGAAACACGCTCGTTCCTTGTAGGCCACCACCAGTGAGTGCCCGCGCCATCGGCTGCACTTGTGGCGCGCCTGACGCGCTCGGCGGAGCTTGCACTAATCCCGCAGCCGACGACGGAGAGAGCGACGTTGCGGCTAGAATATTTGCACCATCCTTAATGCTCTTGCCGGCAGGCTGATTGAGCACCACATCGGCGGCGGCATTGATCGCGCCCGGAAACTGGGCCGCAATCAACGGATAAGCCTTGGCGAAATTCGCCGTACTGTTGTGCACATCATCGGCAGTCGGATCATCGAGTCCGAGCAAAGTTGTTCCCAGATAGGCGCGCGCCGTTTGCGCCGCCGTTTCCTGTTGCTCCATCTGCTGGCCGGTATTAGCGAGTTGCAGATTTTGCAACTGCTGTCCCGGAATCTGTCCGAGCGCAGGGGCTTGCTGGCGCAATATCTGAAATCGTTGCAACCCTTCCAGCGTCGAAATAAGGCGTGCCGGATCGTTCAGCAAAGACGGTTGCTGTTGCGGCGGACCGGGATAAAGCGCAGACGGGTCAGGCATTCTTGTCGCCTTCAATTATTTTGAAGCCTTTCGCAAGCGCCGTGAATTTAGCGACAGCTTCCGGGGACCCGACCAATTCATAGACTTTAATTGAACCGTCTGCAATTCCGCGGGCACCTTCATTGAGTCTTTCGGGATAAACTTTTCCATAATCTTCAAAAACAATCCGATACCATCTATGCGTCGGTTTCAAAGCTATCCAACGAGGCGCGTCTAAAATCACGTCATAATACCAAAATGCAGCATCATGCTTTGGCTCTTTTTCTCCATAATCGACATGATCGACCGCTTTGACAAATTCCACTAAATACATCGCTTTGCGATGTTCTGCCGCTTCATCTGTGCAATACCATTCAGGACTGAATTTTTCCACGTTCAACTCCATGCCGTAAAAAGCGCATCAAGCCTCATATCGTGATGGCGATTCTCATTCCATACTATGAGACCGCGCAAACTCACGGCATCTTCAATATTGTGCCAAGCGTCGCCGTAAATTGGCGAAATCCAACCATGACTGGGAATTAACAGTTTGGCGAATTGGATAACATTTCCCTTTTCCGCTATTTTTTCCGCAAGTTTTCTGACATGAACACTTCCAAATTCCATCGGATCACCATGCGCCGCCAATTGTTGAAATTTGCGGCCATCATCAGAGAGAGCATGAATTCTAGCGCCCTGTTCAGAAATATCCCGGTGCAATGGCATTATTTTGACGCCATGCAACTGCTCAAGAAATACCTGCAACATAAAGGCATAGTTGCAACCTTTTTGGCATCTGAGAATATGCTCCCGGATTTCCGATTCGGGAATGATATTTGGTTCTTTCTCGGCGAGAGCCGGAAGACCGATAGAACCAATCGCGAGAGCGGCGGCTGATTTTTTAATAATTTCTCGCCGATTTATCATTGCTGTCCTCCACTATACTGCGACATCAACCCTTGCATATTCTGCAAATGGTCGTCCTGATCCGGCGCTTCGCCCGGAGGCGCACCCGCAAATGCCATCGCATGATGCATCACCACACCGTCACGCGCCTGCATGGTCTGTTGCAGAAGATTCTGCGCCCATTGCTTTTGTTCGAAAGGCCGCGTCGGCACGGAAGCGAGTTGCGTCACGGCATCGGCCGGCGAGAGCATCCGCTCCGCCACAAGCCGCGTGGTGCCGTCGATGATCGCGGATTTCATGTCGGTCTTGCCGATCTCGTCGGATTCCAATAAGCCCTTCAACTCACCGATGATCGCCTGGAAATGCCGCAATGCCGAAACCGTCTGTGCATGATTCGGCGCCGGCATCTGCTGCTGTGGCTGCATCGCGCCTTGCGGCGCAGCCATCATTCCCGATGACAATGCCGGCTTCTGATTATTGATCTCGGGTGGCGGAGCCGGGACAATCGAATTGAGGGCCGAGCCGCGCGAACGCGGCGGACCTTCGATAGCTTTGCGCAGCGCAGCTTCATTTGCCATCACGGTCCCCCGCCGATAATGGCACCTTGGTTATAGTTCAGAAGTGCAGGATCGTTAAGAATATTATTTCCACTGTAGACCCCATTCGCTCCGCCACCGGCTCCTGGCCCACCCAAGTTTCCGCCGCCCAGTAATTTGCTCAACAAAAGCGCACTACTCACCGAGCCGCCGACGCCGCCCAAGGCTCCCGAGAGCGCATTTGCCGATCCGAGCGTGCCGGAAGCCATTGAATTCCCGATATTGCCAAGCGTACTGCCAATGGTGCTGCCGAAATTCGACGCCACACCCCCGAGCGCAGCACCGGCCGATTCGCCCGTGCCATAGAGACTCAACAGCGGATTGACCAGTTGCCCGAAATTCTGTTGTGCCAATCCGGTCGCATAATTTGCGCCGGCCGTGAGCGTATTGCCGCCAAGTCCCGTCGTGGTGCCGAGGTTTTGCACCGCTTTCTGTCCCCAATTCTGCGCGAACTGGAAACCCGGAATCTGAGACAGTGCCGCCGTTTGATTGGGACCGGGAGTCAACAGCGACGTAAGAACGCTGCCAGCCTGATTTCCGGTCGAGATATAAGGCTGCAAATTATTCTGCACATCGCCGAACATGGCGGCTTGAGTCGCGAGAGCCTGCTGGCCTAGAGCAACCTGTTGTCCCGATGCGCGTAGTGAAGCATTAGCACCGATCAAGCCGCCGCCGATCGACCCAAGCGCGCCGAGCCCTCCAGATATTAAAGCCGCAGTCGGCATCAAATAATCCCGCTAGTTGCCGTAGGAACTGAAAATGCCATTCTGGCCGCCGCCGGACGTGGCAAGGCACTGGAAGCATCTCGACTTGCCGGGCGCCAAGACAAAAGGATCGCCGACCGCCAATGCATCTATCTGCGTCTGCCCATCAGGCGGAAATACATTGAGATTATTGGCACCATTATTGAAGACCCAAATATCGTTGCCCGCCTGCAAAGCAAGTTCGGGCGCGATCTGGACCCCCGTTCCAGCCGGAACTGTGCCGACATGATTCCAGTCTTGCGTCAGGCCGAGGGCGTCGTTCATACCAGTCCCCGTTGCTTTGAGCAGCGACGTTTGCGGCGTCACTTGCGGCACGATTCCCGTACCGCCGCCGGTCCTTTGATGCATGGCCTGCATGAAGGCGCGGCCATGAGCAACAGTCGGCGTTCCCGTTGTCGGTTCGACGACGGGAGCGCTTGGAATAAAATGCGCCGGGATATGCTTAATGCTCATCGTTCAAACATCTTGTATATCGCATCATTGAGCATTCCGAGGGACACATGCCAATCCGGCGATGAAACTCTATAATGCACGCGCGCCATGCTTTTTTCGTCAGATGCCTTTGGCCGCAATCAATGCTTCCGGCTTGACTTTTCCTTGGTCGATCGACCGAAGAACATCGATCAGGACATCGCGCGGAGTCCAATCGGCTGCGGCATCGGATTTTTCCGAACGCAATTCCATGACGGATTTCGGATAATTTGCGAAAGATGACGGAATCTCAGTCATGCCGCGCCCTCGATCGGATCGACATAGGCCCCATTGAGCGCCCCGACCATTTCCACCGTCGAAGACAATTCCAGAACCCAGTCGCGCGCGATGCCGTTGCCGCGCCAGCGCGTCGGCGGCCGATAGTTGCCGGAACTGATCATGTTTTGCGGCCGATAGTTGCCATAAGAGGCGCCTCCATTACGTGAGATTCGAAGATTGAGCACGGGCGTCGCGACCTGGACCAACGGTCCAAATCCCGCATTGAATCCCGCGCTCCATGGACTCAAGAACTGATTTTGTTCGCCGGTATTCGATCGGGTTCCGGCCGCCACGTCAGCCATGATTGAAGCCAGTCCCACATATTTCAGTTCATGGGTGAAATGCGGAAACGCTCTGATCCAGACGATAGGCTGACCATTATCCGTATATGTACTCAAGTCCATCTGATAAAGATTGCCATTGGCCCAATCGAGCGCCAGATTCATGCCATAGGCGTAGGCCGTGAATGTGTTGCGCGCTCGATGCAACAGGCCGTTATTGTCGATCCAGCTGTCCTCGAACCATTGTTGCGTCGCCTCGTCGAACGCCCAGGTCTTGTCGGCGGTCGGAAAGTGCAACTCATAGAAAGAGTGACCTGCGATCTGATAAGTCGAACCGATCGCGTCGTCCACGCGTGCATATTTCAGGAATTCTTTCTCGATTGCATGCGTCGAAATCCGTTGCGCGATGTTCTTGGCATTGCCGCGCATCACCATGCGCGCCCCTTCGGGGCTTTGCGACAGCCAATAGACGTTGGTATCCATCTTGGCCGGAGAATATTTCGCGGCGCAGCCTTGTTCGATGATGATGCCCGGCAAAATCTGGAACGGAAAAGGCGTCGCGCCGGCATTATACCATGGTTCGCTTTTCTTCGGTCCGAAAATCCACACTTCCCGCTCGATCGCCACGCAGCAATAGATATTGTCCGGCCAAGCCGTCTTGACGCCAACATAGAGCGCATTGAACGATATCTCGTCGGATAGCGAGCAATACCATTCATTCGTGGCAGGCTTATTGAAGATCAAAAATGAGTCAATGAAATCGACTCTATCCGAACCCAGGAAATTCGGATCGGTAATCGTGGTCATGACGCGCGTCGTCATGTTGACGTTAAAGCCGTTCGCCGAACCATCGACTATAACAATATTCTGACCGTCGTCCGCCATATAGACTGGCGTGCCTTTTTGTGCGAGCAAAACTCCGATCTGATTGAACTTGAAATTAGGATCGACGTAATAGACGTTCTGACCCACCACGGCATAGACATCGCCATTGGTGGCACCATATAGACACCGCCCGATATTGACGGGTCCCGCAGAGCCCAGCAACTTCAACCCAGGACGCGCATAATGCGTGGTCGGAAATCCGGGCGTCGTTTCCGCAGGGTTCTTTTCCATAAAGAGATTCAGCGCCCGCTGCGCATTGGCGATGATCGATTCGCTGCTATAGGCGCCGGACGTGAGAGCGATCTGGACCATACATCACGCCTTAAGCAGTTTCTTCGCCTGTTCATGAAAAGGCGATTCCTTATGACGCAACAAATGTGGTGCATATTGCTTCAACAAGGCATCGGGCATGACGATTGCGCTCGAAAGTCCGCGGCGATGCGACGACATGCTCTTGACCGCGCGCACCAAAGGCTGCGGAAACCACCACACTTCATTGGTCTCCAAAATCCAGCATTGATATTCGCTGGGAAAATCAGGCGAATCCGGCACCCACATGAAATCCGCCTCGGCTTCGCCGAACGGCGTCATCAAGTTGCGTTCGATCGGGACTATCTGACCCATGCTATTTGGTCAAGCCGTACCAAGCCGTCACATCAGAACTGATATACGGCACGTTCGGAAATTTCTTCCGAGGCCGCGTCGTGCTAAAAAACTCGACGATTATAAGATTATTCTTCTGCGCAAAATCGATCAAATGCTGCTGAGTTGCACCGGCCAAAATCCTTTTTGTTGGATCAGGCTTTTGCAACCATGCTGGAAGCGGATCATTCATCGGACCAAGACTACCTTGAACTTATCACCCGTGACCTGCAAAACGGCGTTGCCGATATCGATCACCACGGGCCGATGTGAAACAAGCGCGATCTCCGCATAATCGGCCAACCGCGCCCAGCGATTATAGAGATAAATCGCCTTGTCAGGTTGACCGCCGAAGATGGTTTCGAAAGCGGCTCCTACCGCGCGATCATGACAGGTTTCATCGGCATGTTGTTCGCCGGGACGGCCGTGGCGTTCGAATTCGGTTTCAAGGTTCTGATGAAACAGGATACCGGAGCGCTCCAGTTCCGGCGTCTTCCTGATCCAATCCTCATAACGCAATGTCCAGTAGGACATATCGACCAGACCGTCATCGGTCGGCCAGACCGATTTGCGCTCGAATTCCTTCACCCATCCGAGCAGTGGAGCAAAGATGGACGCCGCGCGGTTGAAAGCCGGAATCTGCGTGTGCAGCGTCATGCAATCGGTCTGCGTGAACATCCAGCGATAAGCGGCGCGGCAGACATTTTGATTGTGCGCGCCAGCCAAACCATGCGAACCGCGTTCCGGCTTTTGCAAAATAGTGTGGACCATATAGGAACAGGCGTCATAGTTGATTTCGCCGTCAGTGCGACGTGAATCACGAAACGCAAACAGGATGCCGCCGTTGTCGGCCATCAACAAGATATTGCGCTTGTCCGCCAAAACCGGCGTCAAATCCAGATAACCGGACTGCGGCGTTCCCACCATCCGAAACATCGATTCGCCGTTGAGAATCGGATTGATCTCGGAGGCGTCGAACGAACGCCTTACGAGGTTGATCGGGATGTGATCTTCGATTGGTCCAGCGGAGGCCACCACATCAGGCGCGCTTTTTTCTTCTCCACCAGTTCCATCAACTCGGTCGTGGTCGGAAATGCGATCGACGGCCGCACCGGAGCGTCCGGTGGCAGTGGACTCAGACGGAATTCCATCGTCCTGCCATCGAACCAGCCGTAGTACAGGGGGCGAACTCGCATGATTCTGTTCCGTTACCGGAGCCTCAGAAACGACAACAGGCGCGGTTTGCTCCCGCGCCCGTTTCGCTTCCCGGCGTGCCTTGCGGCGATCACTGGCGCCCATGATTCACCAAGAGAATTCATTCACGGTCAAGACGAACTCCACACCCCGGATTTGATGCAGGCGAAGGCCGTCTGCGTATGACCCGAAAGGCTCAATGTCGTGGAATTGTTGATGGTATCCTGCGAATTCGTCACCGGATTGTTGGCGACCGCAGGATAGACGGTCAAGCCGGTGGATGTGTTGTTGTAGAGTACGATCTGCTGGCCTCCGGTCGAATTCGGCACGCATGGCGGCAACGCCACGCCCGTTGCGCTGCCGCTCGCCGTATCGACCTCCATCAGATAGACTTCGTTCGGCAAAACGGTCGCGGTCGCCTGTGTCGTACCGGCAGCGGAGATCGCATTCTGGAATGTGTAATTGTAGCCGCCGGAAAGACCGTAAAGCCATTTCTGGTCAATCGGCGCCTCATCGGCATATTGCAACGGCGCGCGGCCGAACACCGCGAATGCTGACGTGACCATGGCGGCAATGAAGGCGCCGATCAGAATATCGCGAACGGTTCTCAGCATAGAAATTTCTCCCTGTCAGACGATTGTCGCCGGCCAATCGTCGATCCAGATATCGACAGAGCGGCCAAGTTTAGTCATGTATTTCAGTTTTTTCTCGCCGGCCGTATAGATCACCTTGCAAGGCATCGTAACGGCATATTCAAGATCGCGAAGCGTGACGCAAACGACCTCATGACCTCTCGCATTGGCATCGGCGATGAATTTATTCCAAAGCTCAGGATCGCGGCTGTATGTTTTCCCAAAATCCAGCGCGATCAGCATCAGAAATCATCCGAATCGCCACGATAGTCGTAAGCCCGTTGTCTTCCCCGCAGGAAGGTCGGCATTCGAAGCACCCCCATGGCGCTATTCGCCAGCCGAATCACGTTCAAAGCGTCGCGCGCGAGAGCATTGATTTCCGGATCGGGAGGCAACTGATAGTTCGACCTCAGGCGGCGCGCGAGGCAATAATTGAGGGCGGTTTCATACTCCGGCGGAAAGTTTATCGGAGCTTGGAGGTTTGCCGAACGCGGCAACACGACCTTAAAGCCGCAATGAATCTCGTAGATCGACGCCTGCGGCACAGGCCAAGGCAGCAGCACGCCGACCGGCCAGACCGGATCATAGAATATGCGCCAAGGTAGTGTCCCTATGTTCTTGACCGTGATTCGCGAATAATCCTCATGCGACTGGATGATATCGAGCGGAATATCGACCGCCAGATTGCCGCCCGGAGGATTGTTCAAAAACCGTAGGAATGCATATTCCAGCCGATCGGGCCGGGGGTTGATGTTGATTGCGCCATTCAGTCCGACGCTGTAGCTTTGAGCGCCCGTCGAAACAAACGAATAATCGGCTATGCGATAGGTCAGCCAGCGTTTGCGCGCCCATTGTGCGAACAACCAATTGGCCTGCCGAAACGCCCGGTTGAGAATCGCCGGCTCAATCGATTGATCGATGCCGACGATGCCTGCGTCGATTAGCGCATTTTCAAGCAACACGCCGTAATTATCGACGGGAATATTCCCGGCTTCTGACGGCGGTTGCAGCGCCATTCATTTCAGTCCACTGCGCGCACGCGCTCTTTGAGCGTATCGAGCGACCAACGCTTGTCGATGCGGATGCCTTTCTTATTGGCCTCCACCTCCCACAACGCGCGCTCCTGTTCTTCGGTCATCGCCATGGAACCGAGCGCGCTTTGCTGCGATGGATCGCCGAACATCATGGTCTGATTCTCATCAACTGGAGGTGCGACCACATCGATCGCCTCCTGCGTCTTCTTCCATGCCTGGAATGCCAGAAACTCGTCCCATTGCTTGGGATCGATTCCAGTCGGATTGACCGCACCGCCCTGTTTGAGCGCATTGACCACCGCCGCCGTGACTTCGGGCAGGATCATTTGCAGCATGTCGCGATTCTGCGTATGCTGAGGAACCGGGGTGCGAATGTACTCCTTGCCCTGTTCCAGCTTGGTCGGATCGAACTTGATCGTGTCGGGATAAGGCTGCGGGCGCCATTGGCATTCGTCTTTCCAGTCCCACACCCGGTCGCGGCCATACTTGCCCTTTTCCTCCCATGTCGCTTCGCGGAAGCAGACACCTAAGTCCGCCGCCTCATACTCATTCTTGACGAGCCGCGGTTCCTGCGTCGGATGGTAGAGCCACGCCGGCCACACTCGGAAATCCGTCCGCCCGAAATAATGCCGGATCGACTTGATGCCGCTCCAGTCGGGCATGACGGGTTTTGGCGGCGTCGGATTATAGGTGATCTGATCACCGTCCGACATGATCACCTTGACGCCTTCACCGGCGATGTCCGGCGACAGATAACCGACCTGACTTCGCGGCGGCAGTTCGAAAGCCATGGCTAATCCTTTTTTTCGGTTTGAGTTGACGCGATCTGATCGGGCGCCGGCAATGAATTGGGCACCTGTGCTGGCGGTTCGCTACTCCCCGGCAGCATTAAGCCGTTTTTATTGGCTTCATCCAACAATCCGCGCGCCGCCACAAGCGCAATCCCGGAAATCAGCCGTTCCATGAATGGCCGTTCCGTATCGACGACGTTGCCCTGCAATTGCTCCCGCAGGCCGCCATCGACGTGCTGGAATGCCGCTGGTTTTTTCTGTGCCACGGCTATTCCAGAGGTTCGTTTTTTGGTGCATCCGCGTCGGCCGCGGGAGACGAGTCTTGCTTGGCGCCCTGTGCCAAGGCTTCCGCCTCGGCATCGTGCACGAGAACTGTCACGTTGCCGGCACGGTCAACGTGAGTCTCCCATTGATCGGTCGAGATATGATCGGGTGCACCGGGCGATTCCTGCCGGTGGATATGGGATTCGTGCGGCGTAATCCACTTCGGAAATTCCACATCCTTGACTTCCGCAGCCGGCGGCGGGACCAAGCCCACGAAATGCTTGGTGTCCTTGTCTACCATCAAGCCGGTCCTCGGATCGATTTCGTGCTGTTCTGGATCGAATGCCATCGTGATTCTCCTAGATGAAAGTGTAACCGGCTTATTCCGATTTCCGCAATGTCCACCATGGCCCGAAAGCCGAACGGATCGGAATCGTGTTTGCGCTGAGTGCCGGTTCTCTTAGCAGCGGGAAGGCGGCTTTCGGTTAAGGCGTCGAATCCATGGCCTGCACGATCCATTCCGGTCTCGGCACCCCGCTCCCGAACAGAATATCGAGGCGATCCACCGGCTGGTCGGTCGTGGGCTCGTAGACCACAAGCGAGCGCATCGACAATCGATCATACTCATGCCGCGCCGCCGCGATGACGCCCTTTTCGTTCGGCGGTATCCACAGCGGCGCCACCACAAGCGTGATCGCGTCCGGCGCATAGGCCAGATTCTCGCGATAGGTCACGCTGGCATTGGCAAATGGCGTGATAGTCGCGTTGTTGGCCGGCGACGCCGTGACGGTCTGATACTGCTGCGCCGTATAGGGCAGGCCCGCATAGGGATTCGCATTGGCCGGCGGAATGATGGGCGGATAGAATGAGATCGTTGTCGCGTTCGCCGCCGCATTGGCGGTCGCAACGAACTGCGCCAGCGTGCCCAGGCTGGAAAAGTTGGCACGGTTCACGGCATTGACGCCCGCGATCGTGAACACGTCGCCGGCATTGATCGTGCCGCCGAGGGCGTTGACCGTGAGGCTCTGGCCGGTCTGATTGGCGCCATTGACAGTCGCGGTCGTGAGCGATCCCGTGGTGTGCGAGACGACCGACTGATCCTCGAAGAACCGGAACTGCAAAGCCTCATACATCATGCCGGTATTGTATTGCCGGGAGATCGATTCGACCGGGTTGTAGAGTCCGCGGAGCGCCTGCTGGATGCGCGTGTCGGAACGCGGCGCAAGCACGACCTTGCGCATGCCCATTTCGCCGAAGTTCGGCGCCGAGTTTTCTTCGAGGATGGCGCGGGCCAATGCGACCGGGCCATCGGTGATCGGCAAAATATTGTTGTTGGCGTCCACATTGGCGACGGCGTTGCGCACCGCAGTCGCCGTGTTCACCATGACTTGCAGGGCGACGTTGGCGGCGAGCGCATTGACGCGCGGCAGAACGATGCGTTCCATGTAATCGTCCACATCGAGTGTGGTTTCCGCCGACGTGAAGGCCACGTCCACATGGCGCTGCGTGGCGACCGTGAGCAGGAATTGTTGTTCGGTGGTATCCTGGATCGAAATGCCCGGACCGTCCGTGACGGTGTACTGGTTGGCATAACGGATGCGCAATTGCGCGCCGATGCGGGCGCCTTCGATGCCGAACTGATTTTCGAACTGGCGCGACACGTTCTGAATAAAATAGTTGGTATTCAGAAACATGCGGATCGAATAGCGCGTGATCATGCTGGGAGTCAGCAGGTTGTTCATAGCCTATCTCCTTGATAAAGCTCCGCTATACTCAGCCAGTGCTTGGCTTTTCCAGCATGTGTGGCGCCATTCCTTTGCGTGGCGCGTATTGTATGATGCTCAAAGCAGTCGATTACTTTGAACGGAGCTTCGGAGATATCCGAGCTCAGGACGGGTCCCGAGTCCGAAAGAGCGGGAGAACCTTGATAACGCTCAAGTTTAAGCGTCGCGTGCCGAATGCGATATTACGGCCAAACCCGACTTTTCAGCCGGTAAAAGCTTTGTTTTCTCGCCGATGATCATATATAGTCTAAGTATGACCACTGCGAGTTAGTCCGATGGATACGCGACCTTGTTTCATTTACGCCATAACCCATCTTGCGTCCGGCCGATGTTATATCGGAAGTTGTCTCCATCCGAAACGTAGGTGGATTGAACATCGAAGCGACCTCAAATGCCAGCGGCATCACTGTTCGTATTTGCAGCGCGCTTGGAATAAATACGGCGCAGCGGCTTTTGCATTTTCGATACTTTCGAATCTAGAGAATAACGATTATCAAGAAAGAGCGAAAGCCGAATTGGAAGCTATTTCCACACATGAATGTTTCAATTCGCGGCTTTCGAATCTCGGGCGGACCAATTTTATCAACAGCGAGGCTACGCGCGCTAAGATCAATTTCGGCATTACGAAGAAACAATCGGATGATCAAGTATATCTGGAATGGTTAAGAGAAAGAGGAAAAAGTCTTGCCGAATTTGCCCGTTCTCCAGAACGTCGTGCGCTGCAATCCGTTCTTAGCAAAGAATTATGGACTGACCCTAAACATCGCGCGCAAGTAAGCACAAAACTCGCGTTGCATTGGAATAAAATCGGGGTTCGAGAACAGCACTCCGAAAGAGTGAAGGCCACGAAACGTGATCCAGAGACGATCAGGCGCCATTCGGAAGCTACAAAAATGCAATGGGCTGATCCCAATGGCGGTCTGCGAAATCGTAAACAAACGAGATGGGCTGATCCCGAAGCGAAGGCGCGACAAGCAGAAAAAATGCGAATTGTTTGGCAGAGGCGTCGGGAGCAGAAGCCTTAGCGCCGTGCCGACTTCCGCTTCATCATTTCAGTGAAACCGGCGTCGAATTCCTCGTCGCTCGCTTCATCAGAACGCCAGTCCTTGATCTTGGTCGAAGACGGTTCAACCGGGGGCGGCGGTGCGGGCGCGCGACTGACTCTCGGCGCGGGCGGAGTTGTCGGCTGTTTCGAATTTGCGTCTGCATCGGCGGCGGGAGCCATAGCCATCCTCGTGAGCGCCGCAATGCGGCTGGTCGGATCCATGTTGACGAGAGAAACCGTGCGTTCCAAGTCTTGCGCCAGCGTATTGAGAAGCACATGAGCATTGGCACGATCAACAGCCATCACTTCGGAGACAAAAACGTCGCTATTCGCGCCGACGGCTTCAAGGGCTTTGATCGTTTCCACAAATTGTGTGCCGTATTTCTCCATACCGCGACTTTGCACCTGATTTACGTCGCGAACAAATAACTTGTAGTTGGCCCGGCGATCAACTTCCTCGTCATCCGATATGCGCGGCGGCGCCGTAACAACGGGCGCAACAGGATTTTGACCGCTGCGAGCTAAACGATCCGCCAGAGCTTTGGCTTCTGACGCTTCGCGTTCTGCGATTTCTGCGCGAGTTTCCAATTCACGATTTTTCGCACGTAATCCCGTAATCGTCGAAATCAGTGGATCGTTGACGCGCCGCGCCGGAAGCTCGGGCGCCGGAGGCTCGACCGGAGGAATCGGTGGTTCGACAACCGCGTCCACGATCGGCGGAACAACCGGCTCGGCTACAGGCTCGATCGGGGCATCAGGCGGCATTGATCACCTTCAATGTTTGGTCGCGGTGGAACGGCGGAGATAGGCGCGAAGGTTCGGCTTTTTCCCGAAGTTCTGCAGGATATTGCGATTCTCGATTTTATCACCGACGAATTGCTGCGTGTTCGGGTAAATCTGCAAGCGATTGTCGGATTCCCGGCCTTCGGCGATCTTGGTTTCCAGCACGAGCGCCAGAAATATCCGGCGTTTGACATCCCCAGGCGTATGCGGATCGGCCAACCGTGCCGTGTACATCTGCCGCGTTGCCGCAACGAAATTGCGCCATTCGGACGAGGCGAATTCGTATTCGTTCGGCCAATTGAGGCGGAACTTTTCGCTGCGCTCCATATTGTGGAATTCGCCCGCGATCTGTTTGGCGTCATTGTAGAGCATGCGAATGAGATCGCGCGCCTGTTTGGTCGAGATTTGCTCGCCGTTGATCTCGATCAAGAAAATCTCTCCAAAGCGCCCGCATTTCTGCGAATCCAATCACTCCAAATATCCTCACAATAATAAGGCGCATAAAAATACGCGCAATTGAGATAGGATGCGTGTTTCAGCCGAACATGACCTATTCGGCAATGCCATATCTTGGCAAAAGTCTCAATGAGATTCATTTGCCAGACTCTTTCCGTCCCGGATTCACGTCCATCTTGCCGAACTTCACGCCCTTGCGCATGTCCATGTCGGTCGGCGGGTTGAGACCTTCGAGCGTATCGGGCATACCCGTGAGGGGCATCGGCTTGGGCGGTGGTGAATTCATTTCGGCCATGGCCAGTTTCCTTGCGGATAAAGCGAAGGCGTCACATTCGGAAACGGCATATTGCGGAGTTTTCTGGCTTCGATCAAGTCCGCCGTTACATCCAGAAGCCTGTCATTCACAGCGATAAGACGGGCTTGGGTTTTGACGAGTTTGGTGCAGGTTTCCAAATGACCGCGAAGGCTCGCTTCCAGTTCATCGGCAGCGGAAGCGATGATCTCTTTGTCGGCATCGGACAACCCTTTGCAATCCTTGGCGATTATTCGCAAATCATCGAACGTGTTGACCGGCTCATTGAGGATTTTCGATACCGTCACGAATGGCGATTCGACGTTCATCGGCGTTTTTTCTTCCGCGACTGGCGCTGTTCGGAATAGCCGATGGCGACCGCCTGTTTGATGGGTTTGCCGGCGCGAATCTCGCGTTTGATATTGGATTCGCGCGTCTTATTCGACGTTCCGCGCTTGAGCGGCATCATTGGCTCCCGTTTCCGCTGCCATTGGTCACGCTCGGATTCAGCGCAGCTTCATTGACCTGTTGAATTGTATCGTAGATGTGCTGATGGCCGGCCAGCATGATCTGGTGATCGAGATCGGCTTTCTGTGTCTCGGTCAACATCGTGTTTTTCAGGAATTCCAGGATCATCTTATCGCGCTCGGTATCGGCGCGATGGGCTTCGATGTCGCGCTTTTCGTCTCGCCCGCGGAGTTTGAGATTGAGGTCGGCAAGCTTGGTCATCAATTCCGAATTGAGCGCCACGAGGCGCTGCATCTGTTGTTGCGCCTGCTGCAACTGCGGACTCACGTCCTTATTGAACAGATAGGGCTTTTGCGCCTTCAACTCGGTTTGCAGACGCTCCATGATCTCGTCGGCGCCCTTGAAATCGAGATACTTGAAGTAGAGGTCTGCGGCAACGCCCGCCAATTCCTTGTTCGCCGCCATCAACTGGCCGATGGAGTCGGCGGCTTCCTGACGTTGTGTCGCGTAGTCTGGTCCAGGATCGGAGACGCATTCGTATTCGCCGACACAAGGATTGAAGGCGAAGCGCACGGCTTCTTCGTCCTTTTCCTCTGCCTGTAATTCTTGCAGAGCGCTATCCTGATTGGGATCAATGCGAATCCACCGTTTCTCGTTCTTTTCGTCGATAATATGAAGCGTGCGCTCGGTATCGTAAATCTTCGGGATCAGATCGAGCAATTGAACACCGACGAAGCGCAGCATGTCGCTCTGGTGTTCGGGAAAATGATACGTCGCCGTATCGCCTTGCTGCTGCCTTGCGTTGATGGCTTTGCCGGACTCGGCATATTGATTCTGAGGCTGGCCCTGATCCTGTTGCCATTGCCCCGAAATCAGCATCATCTGCCGTTCGGCATTCTGCATGGCGGTCTGATAGGCGGCGTTTGGCTGTGCTGCCGGCTGCCGTACAGGAGGGTCGAGCTTATTACCCTCATCGTCGAACTGATTGTAGAGCAGCACGGCGAACGCGTTGATATTCGCCGATTTCCAGCCCTCCTGCCCTTCCGTCGCCTCCGCCGAGCCGACAAACGGCGATTTCGGCTGCAAAGCATTCATCTGCACATCGGTTGAGGCGGAGAAATTGAGCATGCGCTGCGCGTCGATGAGAGGCCGCGTGTGGCCCTTGATATCGAGCGTGGCATCGATGATCAGTTCGCGGCCCACACAGCGGCAGATCGGAATGTATTTGCCAGCCCAATCGCCTTTGTCGATGACGGTGTCGCCCGCAATCAGGAACCATTCCACTTGGTCGTCGAATACCGAGCGCGTACCGCCATCGATCACGCCATCCTTGATATCCTTCATCAAGGCTTTATAGATGTCGTCGCCGCTTTCTTCCTTGATTTCGGAGGCAAGCTTTTCGATTTCCTCACCCGTGGCATTCTTGTACCAGACATAAGTGTCGGGCTTCTGTTTCTTGCGGAAGTATTTCGCCAGCATGATTTCCTTGTCGGAAATCCAGTTGGCGAACGTGGCATCGATCGGGGCGGTCCCGACCTTGTTTTTCCACTTCGGATATTTGCGATCGAATTCCTTGCGCGGAAGCCGCTCGAATACAAACCCGAAATTGGCGTCGGAACCATCCGCTTCCCTGATCCATGGATCGAGATAGACCGCGGTCGGATCGCGCGACGCTTTGAGATAGATATCCTGGTTGCGCGATCGATTCGACACATAGGCGGTTTCAATCAAACAATAACCGATACCGCCATCGACCTGCTGTTCGGTGATCTTGCGCCGTGCCGCGGAAAACTTCGAAATATCCTCGATGCGGCGGATGATGCTCTGCATCACCTGGGCCGATTGATAGGTCGCTTTCCCTCCGGTCGGCCTGATCTTGACGCCGTAATTGTTCTTTGAAATCTGATTGATGATCAGATCGTTGTGAACGCGCGTGTTATTGATGGTCAGACAAGGCAGTTCATTACCGGCCGCGTTTCTTTCCTCGAAAATCTTGGTCGGCCACTGCCACGAATTGCGCGCATCGCCGTTGGCGAATTTGATGTCTTCGCGGATTCGCTCGTCCTGGACGCCCTGCCAGTCATTGCAGGCTTTCCAGCGTTCGAACGCTTCCAGCACCACGGCGTCGTCGCCAGTAGCGCTCTTTTCGTCCTGTGCCGCGATGACGGCCGTCATTTGCCAGCCATCCAGCCGGAACCGCGATTGGGCGAATTGTCAGGCTTGGGCTGCAAGGGAATGCCGCGGCGGACCTTGAGTGCATTGGAGAGCGACTCAGCCTGCCAGCGGGGCGCCGGTTGATCCTGCGGCGGTTCAATAGGCTTCTGTTGTTCAATCACGCGCGTCCACCCATCCAGCCCGTGCCGCGATCCACCGGCAATGTTCCATAGTTCGGTCCCGATGCGTTCGGAAAATTCACTTTAGCCTTGGCTTCCCGATAACCCGCCGCGAAAGTCCTTGCCGCGTCCGCGCCATGGGAAGCCCAATCATGCACCGGACCATCACGAAACATTTTCAACTTTTCATCCCAGGCGCGGCGATAATTCCGAAGGGCATTAAGTCCGCGTTCGCAACGCTTATCATCGATCCATGAGGCATCGAGCATCCGACGAAGCGCATTGACCCCATCATTGACATTGTGCAGCGGCACGACGGTCGCCTTGATGCCGAGACCGCGAAGCGTATCGACCCGCGAAAGTCCTTTGTTGCCGAGTTCGCGATGCTCGATATCGTGCGGAAAATAGTGGTTGCCGTAGACCCAACCGAATTCTTTCTGTTTTTCAGCAAGCACTTTCGCGTATTCGTCAAGCCCGACGCCAGAGGCCTCGTGATAATCGATCCAGCGGCGCTGCTGACCGACACATTGCACAAACCAAATCGCCGTCGAATCCGAAATGCCTAGGTCCCACGCCGTGTGAACGGGAATGGCGCGATCAATCGGCAATTGTTGGATACGACCGTCCTTTTGCGCGCGATTGAGATAAGACCCGTAGTAGGAGCCAACGAGCGCCGACTCAAAGGAACAATAATATTCCTGTTCAAAAAGGGCGCGGCCTTCGTCTTCCCCATAGTCGCGCTGATATTCCTTGAGCTCATAAGCGAGTTGGTCGGCGGTAAAAATGCCCGTATCATCGGCAGTCAGGATTTGCGCAAAAGCATCGGCATCATCGCGAAAACCTTGATAGGTCTTTTGCGCGTGATTGGCGCCGCGAGGCGTCGTGATGAATAGTTCCCAACCCTTGTTTTCCGCGAGAATCGGCCGCAGGAAAGCCCGCGCATTGGGGTCCGCAAGCGCCCATTCCGAATACACGATTCCGGCCGGCGTCGAACCAAGCAGGCTTTCGTAATTGTCCGAACCGACCACCCGCCACAGCGATGCGTTGCGGAAGCGTATTTAGA